TCTGTGTTGGCGTGCGGATGCGTAGCAGACTCGATTGGTGGGCTCTGGGCGCCGTGCGCCGAAGTGGCAGAGGTGCACGCTCTCGCGTGTGAGCTGGCGGGCCAGGGGCTTCTGTTAGATTCCGAGAGACGCCGGCGGCGGGGGTTCACGGGGTGGAACCTGCCCACACTGCCAGAGGATCAACAACACTTTGACGATCTGATAGACACGTTGCGGAACCACGTCGCCAATCAGAAACGGAAGGAAACGAACAGGACAAAGCAGCGCCCTATCCAGGGTTTGTAACGTGCAACCTTGACAGCCGCCAAGTACTAGGTTATACTTCTGATCGACGCAGCAGAGGATCAACTCGAGGCACTCACAATGGAGGAACGAGAGACACTATCATGGGAGACCTAACGTTCATACCAGCCAAGCGGGAGCAGGGCAAGGCGCGGATTGCCCTTGTTGGACCCTCGGGGTCGGGCAAGACTTGGACCGCTCTCTCGATTGCCAGTGGATTAGCGCCCACTGGCAGGATCGCGGTCATTGACACCGAGCACGGCAGCGCTTCGAAGTATGCCGGCTTGTGGGAATTCGACGTTCTGTGCCTAGACACCTTCGCTCCCGAGCGGTACATCGCAGCCATCAAGGCCGCGGAGGCAGCAGGCTATGATGTCGTTGTGATTGACAGCCTATCGCACGAGTGGGTTGGACCTGGCGGGGCGTTGGAGATGGTAGACGCCGAAACCATCCGCTCGAAGTCCACCAACAGCTATACGGCTTGGCGCAAGGTGACGCCGGAGCACAACCGGCTGTTCGACACCATCATCCGCTGTAACTCGCATGTCGTAGCGACGTTGCGAACAAAGACGGAGTACGTGATAGAGAAGGATGACAGGGGGAAGGCCGTCCCCAGGAAGATCGGGCTGGCGCCCATCACCAGGGAGGGCGCGGATTATGAGTTTGACGTGGTGGCAGAGATGGACCTGGATCACCTCTTGATCGTCACCAAAACTCGCTGTCCCGACCTCGACGGGCTGGCGGTTAGGAAGCCTGACAAATCGTTCGGGGAGCAGGTAAGAGCCTGGCTGTCCGATGCCCCTCCCCGTGCGCCAGTCGAAGCATTCACTCCCTCCATTGTGTCGCCCGAGCAGTCTAAAGCCCCGACCGGACAGGCTGCAATTACGGGGAATGTCGCCGCCGAGGTTGTAGGGGCCGTCAAGCGGGGCGTGAAGGGGGCCATAGAGGATGCTGGTGAAGACACCGACCAGCTACTTGCCGTACTGCGGAAGATCGCGGCAATGGGGGACACGGACAACAGAGCGGCGGCCTTGAAGCTCTGGGAGGAACACGTCATTGCGGTTGGTGGGCCGGACACCATGTACCAAGCCATCGAGGAATTGGAGGGGTGGTTGCAGACCACCGAGCGAGACGGGCTAATAGCATCGTTGCAAAAGTCGAAAGACCTGCTCGTCTACCGGGCTAGAGCAGTGCCATGACAAACAACCCGCCGGACACAAGCGACCTGCTAACCATTGCTGGCGCGGCAACCCTCTTGGGGATTTCTCGCCAAGCGGTGCATCAAAAGATTCAGCGATGGCGACGCACTAAGGGGAGAAAGGGCCTGGCGTCGGCGCTGATAAACGACCGCATTGTCGTATCCCGAAAAGCCGTAGAGGCTCTGCGAGTGGCTAAGAAGATCCCCCCTCCGTGCGAGGAGTAACGGCAGCCGAGAAGCTTCACCTTGCGCGTGTAGTGAGGATGGGCTGCTGTATCTGCGGGCGAGCGGCTGAGGTTCATCACATTCGAAGGGACGAAGGGAGAAATCACATGCGTGTGTTACCGCTTTGCCCTCCGCATCACAGGACGGGCGGGCTTGGGGTGGCTATACACGATGGACGAGAGACGTGGGAGAAGCGCTACGGCTCAGAGGAGTCGTTGCTAGGGTGGGTAGAGACCCATTTGGGCGGCAGTGATGGCTGAACCAAGTGTTGTGAAATGGAAGAAAGTGCAGGACTACTTAGGGCGGCCTGGCATGGCAACCCGACGAGGGGAGTTGGAGGCTTGCATATGGGAGCCGGATCCCGAAGATGATCCACCCAAGAGGTACTTTTGGCAAGTAGGCCGCTACGCCAATGGCGGGGATTGGGAATTGCAATCCCAGGGGGAAGCCAAACGGCGACGCACCGCAGTAGAGCAGGCTTTGATGGCACTCAAGCACGTAGAGGAGCGCGCCAATGCCAAGGGGTAATCGTTTTAGGGCAGTCCTGGTCAGCACTGGCAGTTTGCGCCATTACGTGAAGGTGTGGGGTGATGGTGTTCCTTGCTCCGCCACGCTCTGTAACAGAGATTGGCTCTGCGATGATGAGGAGCCATCACTTGCGGATGGGCTGTGCAAGTGCTGCGTGGCGAGACTGTCTGCGGAGGTGGACGGTGGTGACTGACGCGGAACACTACTACGTCCTACCAAGCCTGTACGATTGGGGCGATTTCTTGACGGAGATGGGCCCGTTGGCGGGTGTGCCGGGGACGTGCGGCGTGTTGCTATGCTACGCCACTGCCGATGCGGCGTTGGCGGCGATGGAAGAGGCGGGGTTGCCGCCGGGGACGCTGCCGATAATGATACGACGAGCGTCGGGGGCCCCGTGATAACTGACACGGAACACCTACACGACCTGGCCGCCGCTCGGGTCGCGCCGCATGGCGGGATTGCGCCTGGGGCCGACGCCTGGGGCTTCCTGGCGCGGTATTGGCACAGCATGGCGGACTTGCTGCAATTCCTCATGCTACGCGAGCGCGCCAGGGCCGCGAGACCGAGGGGCATTGCGCCTGGGGCCGACGCCTGGCACATGATCGCAGAGGAAAGGGCGGGCGCGTGTCGAAAGTTGGCCGCTGAATGCCAGGAGTGGCGGGATCGGTACAACGCGCTGAGGCAGGAGCGAGACGGCATAAAGGAGAGGGCGTTGTGACTAGGCCGCTGGAGTGTTGTGTGCAATGCGGTGCCTTAACGGACCGCGCGGGTGCTGGGGACGGTAGCCTGTATCTCAATGACGATGGGCCGTACTGCGAGGGTTGCTACTACGATACGCTGATCACGAAGTACGAGGAGGCATTAGTCAGGATAGGGCACTTGGGGCAGGTGCTAACCGAGGCGCTGGAAATGCTCGATCGGGCGGAGAAGCGGCACATAGCGGAGTTGGTTGAGTTGGCGAGACTGAGAGCGGGCCGCTCACTGGCTATGCTGGAGGGTGGACTGTGACCGTCGTGACGGCTGACGTGATCGATGGGCGGCGTCGAAATGGGGATGAGCCGGAGGACAACCGTGATTTTTTACGTCGGCCTTCACATGCCAAGTCATGCCCGGCATTTCGACAATTGCATGATTAGTGTGAATCGCCTTTGCAAGCGCCGCAGCCCTTTCGTAGTGCGAAATTGGATTATGGACAGTGGCGCATTCACCACTGTCTATCGCGATGGTGGATACCGGACTCCTCCCGATGCTTATGTGGCTGAGGTTCGGCGGTGGTCTTCAAACGGCAATCTGGTTGCCGCCGTGTCACAGGACTGGATGTGTGAGCCCGTTGTGCTGGAGAAGACCGGACTGTCCATAGCGGACCACCAACGGTTGACGATCGAACGCTATTGTCAGCTCGCACCCCTCATCGACATGACATACCTGATGCCGGTGCTCCAGGGTTATGCGCCGGCCGAGTATGCCCTACACGTGCGACAATACGGTGAGTTGCTGGCGCCGAGTGCGTGGGTTGGCGTTGGGTCTGTTTGTAAAAGGAACGCTTCGCCTGGGCGGGTGGAGGCGGTGTTACGGGAGATTTTGACGGTGCGGCCCGACCTGTGGTTGCATGGGTTTGGCCTGAAGACGACAGCTCTAGCAGACGGGCGAGTGCGGGCTATGCTGTCGTCAGCCGATAGCATGGCGTGGTCCTATGCAGCGCGTTGGGAGGGCCGAGACGCAAACGACTGGAGGGAGGCGGCCCGATTTGTGACGCGAATCGTGTCAAGGCCGCACCAACTACCATTGTGGCTATCGTCCCACTGTCTAGAGGTGTCGGCGGAGACAGGTGTCGGCGACAATCAGCCTCCGCTTTGTGCGGGGATGGGCGCGGGGATGAGGATGTGGACTCGCGGCCGAGCAGTCGGTCCCGCCGCGACGTCAACCGAGCAGCCGGCCCTGCCGGGCCTGGCGTAGTCAATCAATCGGGAGAATAACATGATCGACGCCATACTGGACCGCATGATCGACGCCATACTGGACCGATGGACGCTGGTTGGCGACAGATGGTACGCCTTCCGTTGTCCCGCCGGAAATGGGCCCCGGACTTGGCGGTGTCCGAGCGTCTGCCCGTGCTGTGAGGGCGAGTGCGGGTTTACGGAACACGTGGACGAATGGGGCGGCCCACACTATCCCTGTGGATATTGCGACAGCAGTGGCGTTGTGTCGCTGCGCGCGCGGATGTTGTGGTGGTCCTATGGGTCCCGCGTAGGTAAGTGGTTCTGGCGGCTCTTCGAACGCCTAGAAGAAAGGCGGCAGGTGAATGACATGACCAAGGACACGCTACGTTGGATCGTCGCGTTGGCCGCGCTTGTGGCGGCGCTGACGCTGGTTGGGTGCCGTGGCAATGCGACGGCTGGCCCCATCGGTTCCGCCTGGCCGACCGAGGACCTGACCGCCGCTGGCTGGCAGGCTACGGGCATGTGCGCGCCGGCGGTGGTTACGCCGGCCATGCTGGCGGTGTGGTTCGCCTCGGTTGACGGTACGATCCGTGTAGAGGTCGGCGCCAGTACGGTATCGTTCGGGCATTACGTCGTTTCGGTGGATGTTGCCCAGCGATCCGTGTCGGTGGTAGGGCCGCCGGGTGCCGATGTGCTAGAGCGGGACATAGCGGCGTGTGTCGGCTCGGGGCCGATGCCGGACGACCGCGCCGGGCGCTGGATAGACGGCATGTACACGGATGAGGCTATCGAGCCGACTGCGCCAGCCGGCGAGCCACAAGCCTGACCGGGATTATGAGGGAGCCGTGACGTGAACTTTAATAAGTGCCCCTTCCCGTGGTTTGGCGGAAAGAGTCAAGCCGCCCCGGTTGTGTGGGCTGCGTTAGGGGATTGCGTGCATTACATAGTCAACCGTGCGATAGACAAAGAGAGAGGTGAGAGTGAAATACTCCAAGTGGTTCCTGATCGTCGCCGCCTTCTTCATCACAGCCTTATTGACCGCGAACATAATCGCCGTAAAGTTGATCGACGTCTTCGGGCTGATTATGCCGGCGGGGGTGATCATCTTCCCCGTCAGCTACATCTTCGGCGACGTGCTCACCGAGGTCTACGGTTACGCTAGAGCGCGCACGGTCATCTGGCTCGGCTTCCTGTGCAACCTGCTCGCCGTGATCGCCATCACCGTCGCCCAAATCCTGCCCGCAGCCGCCTTCTGGCAGGGCCAAGGTGCCTACGAGACGATTCTCGGCTATGCCCCCCGCCTGCTGTTGGCCTCCTTCACGGCGTACGTCGTCGGCGAATTCGCCAACTCGTACGTCCTCGCCAAGATGAAGATCGCCACCCGCGGCCGCTGGCTGTGGACCCGGACCATTGGCTCCACACTCGTCGGCCAGGGCCTGGACTCTCTACTCTTCATCCTGATCGCCTTCGCCGGCACCATCCCCACGGCTGGTCTGCTGAGTGCCATCATCACGCAGTGGCTCGTCAAGTCCGCCTACGAAGCCTTGGCCACACCGATCACCTACGCCGTGACTAGCTTCCTCAAGCGCGAGGAGGGCATCGACGTATTTGACTATGACACGAGCTTCAACCCGATCTCGACGCCGCATCCTCGTGCCATTCGCCGGATCGGGTAGCGCGGTCTGCGGCGCGATGCTGGTGGGCTGGGAGGATGTACTGGCGATCGAACGCGAGCTAGAGTACGCCGACATTGCGCTGGAGAGCCACAAACGTGAAGCCGCCTTGCGTGTGGTATGAGACCCTTGACGGTTGGTACGAGACCGAGTGCGGGCACGCGTTCATCGTCGACCACGGCACGCCGGCGGAGAATGGCATGGGGTTTTGCTGCTACTGCGGGGCAACGCTAACGGCGGTCCGGGCGCAGTCACACAACGATGACGATCAAGAGGAGGTGTGATGTGATGAACCGTTCGTGGCGCGGCAGCAGAATCTATGAATGGCGTGGATGGGTAGTGCTGTTAGTTGGGAATTACAAAGTCTCGTTCAAGTGGCGCCCTGGCGGTGCGATTGGCCGATGGGGGCGCTGGAGCATTCTGCCGCGGGTGGGGCCGGAGGATGTGTGGCAAGCTGCCGGGCCTGGCGTAGTCAATCAATCGGAGGAATGACGTGATTTGCAGACTGGGGATACATCAGTGGGCGTGGTTCGGCCCGATCTATGGCGGGCAGTTTATGAACCGGGTTTGCAAGCGGTGTAGGGAGCACCAGGTCTACTCCTTGGCTCAGGGTGACTATCGCTCCGACTGGCATCGTGTTGGCGCCGAGGATTGGCTGACATATAACCCCGCGCCGCCGGTACTGTCGAAGGAAACGATGGACGTTATTGGTCGGTTGCGCGAAGCTCCTGTTGACACCGTGGCCGGTGGCGCCGTAACTTGACGGCGCGCCCCGGCTGTGGTAGACTACCCGCGTACCGCGAGAGCGGCGAAAGGACCGATCATGAGGCCGTCACGGGCCGAAACACGAGGTGCATACGCGTTACTCACCAGCCCTCCTGGGCGCGGTGCCGGTGCTGGAAGCCTACCCGTGGGCAACTGTGACCCGTCACCGACGCCGCGCCCAGGAGGGCTGGTTCTGTTAACAACTCACAGGCCCAGCGGACTTGCGGAAAAGCCGACACGGCATCCTGACAGCCGAGGTACGTAGTGGCTAACGGCGCTTTGTAGCGCCACTGGTGTCGGGGAATTGAGAGGGTGTCAAGGCCCGCCGAGGTTGCAACACCTTGGGCGGGACGGATTGGTAACAGCCCAGTCGAACCTCAGGTGCGCCTGTGAGAAGAGCCCTACTCCTTTGCCGCCCCTCCGTAGTGGGGGTAGGGGGGCGAGCATTACTCTAAATTCCCCACCAAAAGGGGGTTCGTATGGGTTTTCCGCCCACAGAGTCCGATCTATTCCGATCCGCTCTCTCATACATCGCGCATGGTTGGAGTGTCATCCCCATTCGCCCAAGCGACAAACGGCCGTTGGTGAAATGGGAAGAGTACCAAACTCGCCTGCCGACAAAACTTGAGTGGGCCGAGTGGTCTAAGACGCCCAATCTCAACATCGCTCTTGTAACAGGCAAGGTAAGTGACATCACGGTTGTAGATGTGGACGGCGAGGAAGGAATGGAGTCTATCAAAGCCTGCGGACGCCCATTGCCAAAGACACTCCTTCAGAAAAGCCCGCACGGCTGGCACATGTTCTTCAGGTATTGCGAGAACCTCCGCAACAAGGCAGGGCTGCTTTCAGGCGTTGACGTGAGGGGGGAAGGTGGCTACGTACTCATAGCGCCTTCCCATCTGTCTGACGGCAGCTACACATGGCGACGCCAATGCACACCACAACCCTTCCCCGAATGGCTGATTCCCGCCTCGGAAGGTGGGCCACAAAGGCCAGCCCATGAAAAACCTCGTTGGGTGTCGTTTGCGCTTACCAATGGCGCAGAGGCGGGCCAGCGTAACGCGATGGCCACTCGGCTTGCTGGCTATCTCTTTGGCCGAGGACTGCCAGAAGATGTTGTTCGGGCAACGTTGGAGCCATATCGCCTGGCTTGCAAGCCCGAACTTTCCCCCACCGAACTAAACACCACGATCCGAAGTGTCTCCCGCTACCGGAAGTTTGCATCAGCAGCCGGAGTAATGGATCCCCCGACAGTCCAGAAGACGGCGGCGGGTGAGCGCTATCTGTGGGATGATCTTGCGGTGGAGGTCAGAACAGTAAGCCGAAATAAGACAGCGCTCCTTGCGGAGCTAGGCGTCACTTTGGCACTTCCCGGCTTATCTGAGACCGTTCGAGCGCCAAGGGTGGTCAATCTGCTGAGCCAGAGAGACTGCGACAGCTTTGCCGAAAGCTTGCGTCGTGTGGTACCGGAGGTGCAATGGAGTAGCCGGATAGATGTTCTGTGCAGGCTGGTACTAGAGAGCTATCGGCGGGGGGATCCCGCTGTGCTACTCAAGGATTGCCGTAGGGCCAACGGTGTGCAGTATGCCTTGGAGCCGCTGCTACTGAGTGATAGCCCGACAGTCTGGTTCGCATCGGGCGGGGTGGGTAAATCACTATTGGCGTTAGCAGCTGCGAGCGCTTTGGCTGGTCATGATGTCTTTGCTGGAATGAGGGCGAAGCGGCCAATGAGAGTACTCTATCTGGATTGGGAATGGGAGGACTGGCAACACGCCGAACGCCTTCGCCTACTCCTGGGAGACGATACAGACGTTGCCGACCTCCTCTACCGTAGGTGCTATGGCGCATTGCCGGACGAGATAGAGGCTATCCGGCAGATAGTGGCGGATGAGGAGATCGGCTATGTCGTGATAGACAGCCTGGGGGCGGCGTGTGGGGGTGACTTGAATGATGCCGACACAGCCATCCGGTTCAACGGGTTGATCCGCTCCCTGAATGTTGGTAGCCTGTGGATTACCCACGTAACCAAGAATAACGAGGCGGACGTCGATCGACCCTTCGGCAGCATCTACTTCCACAACATGGCGAGGTTGGTCTGGCGGGTGAAGCGCCAGACAGAAGTCGATTCGGACGAGATAGCGGTTGGCTTCTATTGTACAAAATCAAACGCCACGCGTCTTCACAAGCCGGTCGGGCTAACCGTTAGGTTTGGCGAGCGCATCAGCATAACGCCTGCCGACCTGTTGTCGCACTCCACATTGGCGGCGGGGCTCCCGATTCGTGACCGCATCCTCCGAGCACTGACACTGGAGCCAACGAGCGAGGTCGGCCTAGCCGAAGAACTGGGTACAACCAGGAGTACGATCCACAAGAAGCTGGAGGCACTACAAAAGGCGGGCACGATTGAGGCAGAAAACGGGCATTGGAAGCTTGCGCCCACCTCCGAAGTGCTGTTCGTGCAGTCTGATGCGCCAGCGTGGATGGAGTGTATTCCGTTCGACTCGCTGTCAGGTGATTAGGAGGGCGGGTGCCAAGAGAAAGCACGTTGGGAAGAGCGGTGGATGGGGCGTTGGTGGATTACCTCTGCTGTATAGACACAGAGGATGAGTTAGCAGATCGGCTAAGAGCAGCACTTGTGCTACATCAAGAAAGAGAGGCGACAATGGATGGCAAAGCTCAAGGGGATTGGCAACTCGGGCCGAGTGTTCTGGGGGCACTACAAGCCTTCAACGGCAGCAACCAGAGTGCCAGTGACGAAAGGCAGTTGGCAAACAGACTGGAGGCCACGTTGGAGGAGTTTCACAGGGAGCTTATGAGACGCATACATTCACACAGAGAACAGGACGGCATGTGATTCGTGGCTCCAAAAGCGCAAGGCCCGCCGGCTAAAGGGCTGGCGGGCCTTGCGGTGGAGGTCCTCAGTAAGTATACCCGAAGCAACTCCTTTGACCAAATTACAAGAGGATGCTCTCAGTGAGAACACTTGACGCCCTAAAGTTGTTGTGGTAGAATGAGCAGACAAGGAGGGGATATGGATGATCTGGCGCGGGTAGAAACTGAATACATCCTGGTGGAGGGTAGGCGAGAGCGGTACGAGCTAGCTCCGACCGACACCCCGAGGGACTGGATGCTGCTACTGGTAGCAGCGACGACTGATCGGGATGTATTGAACTGGGATATTGCAGACCTGATAGTCGATGGCGAGCGCTTCATAGGCGTTCCCGGCATTGACACTGAGACGGGGGAGCCGTGTTGGGACGAGGATGCGATCTTTGACGATGCGAATCCTCGCTACGCTGGCTTCGACTACTTTGATACGTTGGCGAAACTAGAGGTTCACGTTCCGCGTTCGGAGCAGGCGAGGCTGAGTGCGGCGGGCAAGAAGTTCCTGCGGGATCCCGAAAGCGAGTGGTATAGGTATCGCCCTGAATGGCAGGGAGCGAAGATGGCGCATTTCATTGCCCTGCGTTACCAGGACTTGCCCTGGGAGTTAGTGAACCGCTGCCTTTCAGGCGGCTACTCGGTGGCAGCTTGCAATCGAGAAAGGAGCCAGTGGTACGAACAAACCTCGCCGGCCACCGTGGCGGAAGAAGAGGTCGAGGAGGAGAAGCCAGCGGACAAGGAAGAGGTCTTCGTAGGTTTGAATTACCATCAGACCAGGGGACGTCATGTTGACAGCATAGCCAGTTGGTTGGTACAGAATGTTGACAGCCTGACGAGGGTAACGTCGTTCTCGTGTGCCGAGGCGGTTGTATGGTGGATATATCACGCCGCCCCAAAGAGCGTGCTGAACGGCGCTCTGGTGAACGAGGAGTTCGTTCCGTGGCCCCCCGAGGAGGAGGATTATGAGTAACCCAAAAGACACCGAGGTGACGCCGTTGAAAGCCAAGATCACGATTGAGACCGAGGATGGTTGGACCTACCAGTGTGATGCCGTGGAGTGGGACCTAAACCTGGAAGCGGGTTTGAGGGAGACGACTTACGATCACGCCCCTAATTTTGTACCGATGAGGCCCACACACGAATATAACCCGCCGGACGACCGTTGGGAGTTGACGGCAAGCGGGTTCGGGTTGCCCTGGCGGAGCCAAGAGAAAGCGACGGGAGCAGAGTGACGGGGCTATTGATGTGGCTGTTCGACAAGTTGGTCGCGTCGTGGTGGTTCCCATTGCTCGAATGGCTGGGAAGGCCAAGGCAATGAAGAGAGAAGAGGGGATGGTGGAACACTGTGAAAACTGCTGGTGGTTTTCCGCTCCGCCCAGGCCGGCAGCTCTTGGGGATTGCCAACTGGCCGGGTCTTACCTCGGTGCCCCCGACAACCCCGACTCACCGATGGTTGCTCAGGACTACGAGGGGTATGCGGCAAGCCTTACAGTACGGCCAACATTCGGTTGCGTAGCGTGGAGGGCAAAATGAGTGATTTCTCCTACGATAAGGAGCAGTGGGATTGGCCGCACGGCACAGATCCTGGGGTGCTGGCGCTGGACGTTTGCACGTTGGCCAAGTCCGGCGGCATCACGCTGCCACAGGCAGTTATGCTGCTGGAGTACCACTGTGGTTGGGAGCACGTGGACGCCGTGTGGGCAATGCGCGGGGAGATTGGAGGACTTGGGAAAGCGATTCGGGCTACGGTGCCGCTAATGGAGGAGGAGGAGGAGGAGTACGAGTATAACCCGCCGGACGACCGTGAGGAGGTGACGCAATGACGACGATGGTCGTATGCCCGAATGCCGGCCACCCTGGATGGTGTGATGGGTGCTTCCACAACCAGCCGCACGAGCGTAAGCTCGAATGCACGGAGATTGAAAAATTCCTCGCCCCATGTGATGCTCCGTGTGTGGCAGTGGCGGAGGAGGAGGTGGAGAATGAGTGACTGGAGGCGGTGGTCCGTCGTTCACGGCCTAGCCAGTTGGGCGTATCGGCTGGGCGTTATCGCGGGGTATGGGGTGCGTGGGACGGTGACCGGTTGGCGGTTGGATAGCGTGCGGTGGCGAGGCCGCCGCGTGTACCTTCTGGGCTGGCCAACAATGAAGTGGGAGTGCCTGCTCCTGCGGCACCATTGGCCGTACTGGCCGGAGGACCGCCCCGTATTCATGGGGCTGTGCGGCCGGTGCCTGCCGTGGCCGTGCTGTGGGTCGATTGAGCATGACCATGTGTCGGGTTGCTCGGCAGAAAGTGAGCACGAGGAATAAGGATGACTAGGACGGTCGTTCTTTCCAGTGTGGTCATGGAAGGGCTGGCGTTCAACAACGCCGGTGGCTTATATGAATCGCGGGCGGGTTGGGCTATAAGGTGGCGGCGAGGAGAACTTTCGGAAGTCTACTGTCCGGGCTGTCGTAGGTGGCGACAGTTGGCCGAGTCGTTTTCCATCGAGGTTCCGTTGTGTGACGGATGCTTGGGGACTTTCCTGGAGCTGTTCGATGAATGAGCTTGTAGCGGTGGTGGAGGAGACTGGCGAGGTCGTGCCGGTTCGCGAATCCCTGTCGATGGGGCGCCTGCTGGCGCACGCTGATGAGACCGATCGCCTGACGGTCTTGCGGTTGGAGATCGAGGAGCGCATCCGGTTCCTGTGCATCGAGGACATGCCGCTTGAGAAGTTCAGGTGCGAGGAACGCGATCTCGTGCGGCGCCTTGCGACCGACAAGGAGGCGCTGGCTCAGGCGTTCGCCCCGGAGGTGCGGAAGTCGCTCGGGGGCGCGATCACGATCGACCTGGGGCGGATTCGGTTCACCTGGCCGAAGCCGACGGAGCGGTGGGTGCAGCGGATCAAGCCGGCCCTGATCTTCAAGCGGAGGCCGGATCTGGCGGAGGAGCTCGGGATCGAACTCGTGATGGACGAGCCACGGGCGCCGATTGTAACGGTTCGTCCGCCGCGGGAGCTCACAAGTTGACGCATTACTAGGAGGAGGGGCAAGTGGGGACTAACTACTACTGGGAGACTCCCGCGTCGGAGAAGTGTTCTCTGTGCGGCAGAAGCGACGCGGGGGAATACCTCCACATTGGCAAGTCTAGTGGCGGGTGGTGCTTCCTCCTTCACGTCTACCCCGACGAGGGGATAAACGACCTGGAGGATTGGGCTTACAAATGGCAGGGCTGCGGCTACATCCGCGACGAATATGGCCGCACAATGTCTCCCCCCGAGATGCGCGGAGTGATAACAGATCGTCGTCACCTCGGCCCTCCCTGGAGCGAGGGGACTTTGGCGCTGAACCATGCAGTGCAAGGCCCGAACGGGTTGGCGCGATGTGAGATTGACGGGGGGCATTGCATCGGCCACGGGGAGGGGGCCTGGGATTTTATCGTGGGGGAATTCTCGTGAAGAGGCACAGGGAGGAGATACTCGAAGCCATCGAGCGGTATTATGCAGAGGTGGGGATTGGCCCTAGTATGCGGTGCATCATGACAATGACGGGGATCTCCTCGACCTCAATTGTGAGTTACAATCTCCGCTTGTTGGAGAAGGACGGGGACGTGCGAATCATCATGGATGGCTCCGGGCGCCGCATGGTTGCGGGCGGTGTGGTGCCGTCTCAGAAACGCCGCATAGAGATAGCAATGTATGGCTGAGTCTGAACTAGAGCGCACTTTCGATTTCTACTGGACGGCGCTGGGGGGTGGGGCTCTGGACATGCTGGTGAAGTTGTTTCCCCCTCGGAAATGGGAGTATGACCGTGTGGATCGACAGGCAAAGGTTATAGTCGAATGTGAAGGACAGGGGGGGAGGCATCAAACGTTCATGGGATTCGAGAACGATGCCGAAAAGTACAACAAGGCCGTCGCGGAAGGCTACGCGCTTTTTCGGGTCACTAGCAAGATGTTGCGAGACGACCCCGCAGGGGTTTTGACGCCCATTATGGAAACCATCGAGAGGAACAGACGTGAGCGAGACGATAACGCTGGCTGAGGCTGCCGAGTTAGCGGGGATTACGCAAGCGGGGGTACACTATTGGATCAAAAAAGGCTGGATAACCCCCGCCCCTGATACCATTATGGACAGGGGGCGAGTACTAAAGCTCAAGGTGAGCAAGAGGGAGCTACAGGACTTCCTAGCTCTTCGCGGGAAGCTGATGTTGTTAGGGCGGAGGCTGCCAAAGGGGGCGCAGATTCAAAAGCGGAGGACATCTGATGCCGCAGATATGTAACGCAACCTCAAAGCACACTGGCGTGCAGTGCAAAATGAGGGCCGAGCCGGGAAGATCCAAATGCCGGTTTCACGGTGGGCGGTCTCCCAGGGGGACCGCCCACTGGAATTACCAGGGGAAAGGCCGGTCTAAAGACCTCCCCCTCCGGCTGGCGGATAGGGTAAGGGCGGGACTGCTCGATCCAGAACTGATGTCCCTCCGAAAAGACGTGGCAAGGGAAGAGGCGTTTGTTCAGGAGAAGTGGGAGCGGTTGGCAGGAGAGCCAAGTGCGGAGCTGGCCAAGAAGTTGTTGAAGACTTGGGAGAGGGTGGCCAAGATAAGGGAGAGGGGGGAAGACGAAGATCTCGTTGAAGCCCTAAACGAGCACCACGAACAGATGCGACGCGTTGGGGAGTGGCAGGACACTTACCGCCTGATGACAGAGATAGGCGGCCATACCAAGACCAAGGCAAAGCTAGTCAAGGCGGAGGCGAGCCGCGCGGTGGCGCTTGGCATGATGCTAACCGTTGAGCAGCAAGTACTCCAGGTTGGGTTGTTGCAGCAAATCCTTGCCGAGCAAATTGCGGACAAACGGGTTCTGGCAAGAATCGGGAAGGAAATAGAGACACGGATTCTCTCGTTTGGCCGGCCGGATGATGTTATAGATGGAGTGGGGAGGTCTAGCGAATGGGAGGAAGACGTGATAGAATAGCATCGGGTGGTGACGTTCAGGCCGAGCGCTGCGCTCAAGCGGGCACTACACAAGTGAGGCGGTGCAAGTAAGCCGGTATTTGTCCCTGGTTTTGTCAAGCACACGGCGTCCGAACGGATGCTTTGTCAAGTGAGGTGTGACATGCAGGTGAAATGTGATCATGCGGAGCGGTACGCTGTATGCGGGACGTGCCGGCATATGCTGGCGCACGAGCCCGTGCAAGCGATAGACACGGTGGCTCCTGGTCGGAAGCGGACGTGCCGAAGCTCGGGCGCCTGCGTGTTGGAGGTGTTCACGGGCCGCCGGTTGGACAGGGAGTGCGTCGTGAAGGCCCGGTGCCGAAAGGTGTGATGCTGTACGACCCGCCGCCGATCATGGCTGCGTATGACTGGGCACGCGGGCTGGCGCTCGGGCTCGGGTGGCTGCTCGGCTGCGGCGCGAGGCTGGGGCGATGTGTGAAAGGAGAGTGTGAAATATGAGTAGCTGCCGCCCACGTGATCTACCGGCTGACTGGGTACAGAACGCCCACGGCAACTGGGTTTGCCCCGTCTGCCAGTACGAGGCGTATTGTTTGTGTGACCCGCCGCCGACGCCGGACGAGGCACGGCGAATTGTGGGCGCGCCGTCGGCGCATGTCATTGTGATTCCGATGGCCCACTCGCACCCGCCGACACTAAACACACCGGGAGGCCGGGTAGGGGGTGTGACTTGAAAGTGCTCTGCTCGATGATCTGGCGTTTGTCGGAATGGTCCGGCGTGGGGCTGGGCGTGCTGGCGCCGTGGGTGTTTGGTGGGACGATTGGCCGCCGACCCCGTAGGGTAGCGTGATGCTTTACGAACCGCCGCCGATGATCATGGCCGCGTACGACTGGGCGCGCGTGGGCGGCTGGTTGCTCGGCTACGCCGCATGGGCGGTGTGGGTCTGGTTGCTCGGCTGCGGCGCGTGGGCGGTGTGGGTGTGGATACGACGAGCGCGCTAGAAACCATCCGGGAGGTAGGCAAGTGGATATCTATGCGCTATGGGCTGAGCTACAATCCACGATCTATGCTGGCAAGTCCGATGCTGAGGCCGCGGATCTGCTGAATTCCAAGAAGATAATTGTAGCCCGTGACACGGCAACCGCATCGGAGGTGTTCGAGTGCATCGTCCCCGCTGAGTGGGCGGCGGCGACCGCGCAGGAAAAACAACGCGTGAGCATGGTGCTTGGCATGGGCTCGGTGGCTCTTCGTGGTATCAATACACGCGCGGCCCTGGCAGCCGCGTTCGGCGTGAGCTCGGCGACGCGAGCGAATATTCTGGCGTTGCTCACAATAAAAATCAGTCGAGCGAATGAGCTGGGCCTTGGCACTGTCGATCCCGTTCACGTCTGGCAGGCGCGCCGTGAGTTTGGAGGTGTGAGTTGACGACTTATACGGCCCAATGGGAGACGCTGCCGGCTCTTACGTCCTATCTAACAACGGCACTCAATAGCCTTGCCAACAACGGGCTCGTAATTGGTGCCGCGATCGACGTCGATAACGAGATGTGGATGAATGTGGAGCTGAATCTCGCCGCCCAGGGTAGTGCGCGCTCGGCCGGGGCCTATGTAGCCATCTACGGAGTGCGTGCAGTTGACGGCGGGACTAACTACGGCTACGGCTCCGCCTCGCTTGCCCCGGGTGCCCATACGCTACTGTGCGCGCTGCCGCTTGACGCGGCGACGACGGCCCGGATTGTCAATGCGCTGGTGTTCATCCCGGCCTGTACGGATATGATGTTGATTGTCGAGAACAAGACCGGGCAAGCCTTCGCCGCGTCGGCAACCACACTGTCCTATGGCTTCGTGAGTGAGCAGGTGGTCGGCTGATGGGTGGCTTTCGGGGTTGGGGATGGTCTGGGCCGGGGCCGCCGGTTGGTGAGCCGTTCGGGCTGAATACTCAGAGCCCACAGGCACGAGGGCTGCTGGCGTGGTATGCTCCAGCGGCGACACCGGGGACGGGGGTACTACACAACCGCTTCCGGCAGACACTCATCGCGTCTCGCATCGCGGCGTGGTCGCGTGATATCGGCCCTCTGATTACTGCCGTAGCCACGGATGTCCTAGCCACAACCGCAATCATCAATTTTAGCATGGTTGCGTGGCTGGATTGGGATGGGGTGGATCAGAGCCGCACTGTGACGTACAACGGCGACCCCGGGGCAAATGGATACGGATTCCGAATAGGCGATCTGACAGGCGGGCCTGGTCCAAAGCTTGGCGTTATGCTCGGCGGGCAGAGCTGGAACGCGTGTTTGCCGGGCATAACGTTGGCGCCCGGTGCCAATCACGTAGTGGCTACGCGCGGCGCCACATTGTGGACAACGTACCTGTCTGCCACGGTGGTAGGCACGGGGTCTCTGACGCCAGGCGTGCCAAGTTACGGCAGCATTTCCCTGCCCTCTAACGCATTCTCTAGAGGGCTGGGAGACTGGCGCATTTACAACCGAGCCCTGGCCCCCGCCGAGGTCTGGCAGCTGTACGACCCGGCGACCCGCTGGGATCTCTACCGCCCGCTGACGCGGCGACTGTGGGCAGTGACGGCACCGATCGTCGCGGGGGCCGTTGGCATATGGGGCCGCCGCGCTGAGTTGGCATTGCCGGGCGGCGTGACGATCGGCCCGGTGGGAGGTTAGTATGGGCGTCAAGTCTGGGCAGGTATGGACGGGCGTCTTTCCGTGCCGGGATGCGACGGGGGCATTGGCGACACCTTCCGTTGGGCCGGTTGGCTCGCTATATGTAGCCGGTGCCGCGAATGGCGCATCGGTGACGATTGGTGGATCAAACCCCTACACATTCTCGGTCACGCTCCCTGTGTTGACTGCTGGCCAAACGGTGAGCCTCTACGTCACGGCCACGATTGCGGGTATCGCGACGGCATCGGTCATAGCGGAGGAGGTGGCAGACACCTATATCGCCAGTGATGTCTACAGCCGCTTGACCGGTACGGTGGAGCCGCTGGTAGCGGCGCAGGCGATCCGCGATACGCTGAAGCTGGCACCGACCGCCGGCACTGCGGCCGAGGGGTCGATTGACGACCAGCTGGCCGACATCGAGGCGCAGACGGATGACATCGGCGCGGCGGGCGCGGGCCTGACGGCGCTTGGCGATACGCGGCTGGCGAATCTCGATGTGACGGTGAGCAGTCGCTCGGTCTACGCGGGGGCCGACACGGTTGGCACGACCACGTTGCTCTCCCGGCTTAGCGCGACACGGGCCGGCTATCTCGACAACCTGTCCGCGGGAGCCGTGGCGCTGGAGGCCACGCTATCCACCCTGGTCGCGAGCATTTGGACGGGCATCACAGGGACGGCCGCGAATCTGATTGCGGATCACGTTCTGCGGCGCACGACGGCCAATGTCGAGGCTTCTGCGAACGGTGACCTTCTGTCGGCGCGGTCGCTGTATGGGGCAGTGGCGCGGCTGGTGCACAAGGTGAGCGTGAGCGGGTCCACCATGACGTCTTACCGGGCAGACGACAGCACTTCGCTTACGACAGCGGCGCTAACCACAGATTCTTCCGCGGCCCCGACCATCGGAATCGACCCCGCCGCATGACCCATCTCGTGGCGTGTACTCAGTGTGCCGAGCCCTTCGAGCGGTCCCCGGAGTTCTTCGCTGTTGACAAGAGGCGAAGTGACGGCTTGGGATCGTGGTGCAGGGCGTGCCGTCGGGCCAAGTGCGCCGAATTCACTCGCGGCTACAGGAGCCGAATGGCACCTGGCGAGTTGAGGGCGCAGGACAGGCGTCGCGTGGAGTCCTATGCCGATCTTGAGCCCCCGGCCGAGAAGCGGTGCCCCGCGTGTGCGGAGACAAAGGCGGTTGGTGAGTTTGGGGTAGATCGGAAAAGGAAGGACCGGCTAACGGCCTATTGTCGCCCATGCACGGCGGCGAAGAGCCATGCAAGCTACATGAGGCATCGGGAAGCCAGGCTCGAGCAGTCCAAGGCCTACCGGTCTGGGGTGAGGCCAGCGCGGCAAGCGCGAGCAAGGGAGTATTACAAGGAGAACAAGGCGGAGATAGACGCAAAGCACCGTGAGTATTACCGCGATGACGCCAACCGCGACGCCTTTCGGGACAGGGTGGCTCGGCGGCGCGTTCGCCAGGCCGGCGCCCCTGCCGAGAAGATCGATCGTGTGGGCGTTTACGATCGCGACGGCGGCCGGTGCCATATCTGCGGGCGTCGTTGCCGAAGGGACTCATGGCACATGGACCATATCGTTCCAGTGGCCGCCGGCGGGGCACATGTCTACGAGAACGTGGCCGTCTCTTGTCCGACGTGCAATCGCGCCAAGGCGCACACGGGGCCGGGACAAATGCTGCTGCCAGTGGTTGCGCGCATGGTTGCCACATGAGCGGTTGGCGCGGCTTGCTGGAGTGGCTGGGTATCTTCTGGCCAGGTGTGCCAGTTAGGGCTTGCGTCACGCTGGCTGACGCGGCGGTTACCGCCGTGGCCTTGGCTGACTCTGCGACTACGGCAGTGACGCTGGCCGACTCAGCGTTGGCAACGGTCGCGTTGTCCGACGCTCGATGTGGATAGGGGGACTGAATGGCCCACGGCGGGGATTATCTCGAGGGCTCAACGGTTCGTGTCCAAGTGACGTTCGTGGTCGGAGGGGTGAACACCGATCCGACTACGGTCACGCTCAAGGTCAAGAGTCCGGCGGGCGTGACGACGACCTACACCTATGCGTTGAGCCAGGTGTCGAAGTCGGCGACCGGGGTCTACTCCAAGGATCTGGGGCCGTCTATCATTGACGCGCCGGGGGCATGGTGGTACAGGTGGATCGGAACTGGCACCGCTGCGGGAGTCGCCGAAACATCGATCACGATCCTCGCGAGCCAGATAGACTGAGGCTATATGATCACGGAAAGGGAGCAAAAATGACCGTAGCGGCGAATCCCTGGACAAGCCTAGCCGCATGGTGCCAGGGCGATGCGTTGGCCACTTCGGCTGTAAAGACTGACGATGAGTTGTGGGAGTGGGTGGCCGACACCCTCGGTGTTGTTATCCCGCGAAAAGCTTGTTTTGACGGGCACACGGCCCCATTCGATGCGTTTGCGGAAGCGTTCTTTGCGAAAACCCCGATCTCGGTGTGGATTGGATCTAGAGGATTCTCGGGGAAGTCGTATCTGCTGGCAGTGTTGGGGATAACGGAGGCGCTGCTACTTGGGGCGGATGTGAGAATCTTGGGAGGGTCCACGGACCAGTCGGAGAACGTAGTTCGGTACACGGAATCCTTTATGGGCCGCCCGAAGTTCCCCCCCGGCATGATTCTGTCTGGGAGGCAGCCAGGAGTAACCAAGACTCGAATCAGTCTTGTAAACGGAGGGGGGATGATAGCTCTTCCTGCGTCCATGACCGCTGTTAGAGGTCCCCACCCGTCTCGTCTTAGGGTGGACGAGTGCTTTATCGCCGGCACACGAGTTGCCGTGCCAGAAGGGGTGAAAGTAATCGAGAGCTTTGCCCCTGGCGACAGGGTTCTTTCTTGGAAGGACGGGAAGATAGTTGAGGGGGAGGTTCTTCGTACCTGGGATCGGGGGAGACGTGAGACTATCAAGTTGACGGTGCGGACGGGCAGCAACTTGGTTTGCACGCCCGAGCACAAGATCCTTGATGGTGTCGAGGACAAGTGGGTACAGGCTTCCATCTCAACCTTTGTCCGTACAGCGTCGTTCGTTGAAAAGTGGGAGACGGGGGTAGGGAAGATCGTTGATCGTGTGGCTTTTGGGAGAAGCCGTGTTTATGACATTGCTACAACTCACGGTAACTACATAGTAGAGGGTGTGATAGTTCACAACTGCGACGAGTTGGACTGGAAGGTGCTTCAGGCTGCGCTGGGGCAGACGATGGCTGCTGGGGCGGTCCAAGCCCAGACGGTGGTGTCAAGCACTCACCACCACGCTGACGGGACCATGACGCAGGTGCTCAAATTGGCTGAGGAGCGGGGGTGGGCCACCCACAGGTGGTGTTTCAATTGTACGTCAAAGACGGTTGAGAACCCGACTGGCTGGCTGGCCCCCTCTGAGGTTGCCCGCAAGCGGCAAGAGGTTCCGGCCGCAATGTTTGAAGTTGAGTATAATCTCTCTGAGCCCAGCCCTGAATCCCGAGCAATCATGCCACAATCCGTCGAGGATATGTTTCAGGAGGGGTTGGGTCGTTTTGACGGCAAGCCGGGGGAGTATATAGAGATTGAGGCTCCCGTCCAGGGGGCGCGGTACTCTACGGGGGCAGACTGGGCCAAGGACGTTAACTGGACAGACATTGTAACGCTCCGGTACGACGTGACCCCGGTTAAGGTGGTGGCCTGGGAACGGCGGGGGCGCGAGCCCTACCCCATAATGGCGGGATGCTTAGACAAGCGAGCTACCCGATACCCTGGGAGGGTGTTTCACGACCAAACCGGTGTTGGCAACGGGCTTCACGACTTTTTGAATTGCAACGCTACCGGTGTGGTGTTGGTGGGGAGGAGGAGAACCGACCTGCTTTCTAGCTACATCACCGCTATAGAGGGAGGGCGGATAGTCGCCCCTCGGATTGCACATGTTCACGGTGAGCATCGTTATTGCGCGAGTGACGACCTTTGGGGGGATGGGCATCTCCCCGACTCAGTGTGTTCACACGCATTGGCGTGGTCAGGAGTAAGTCAGGGCGGGCTAGGTCAACCTGATACTGGCCCCGAGTACAACTTGCTAGATCACACCGAGCTTGGCGGTTGGGATCGACTAGAGCTTTAGGAGGTGAATATGGCTGTCTGGGAAATGCAACAGGCAACACAGCGGGCGGAACAAGCGCTTGCAAAGGTGCGGGTTTCGCGGCAACAGGCAGCTGGCACCACAAAAGAGAAGGGGACTTCGGGGCGTTCTACCTGGCGAGGAGAACGCATCTTCGACGAGTTGGACGATCCTAACGCTTTGTGGCTTCCCCCGACCCGTTGGGAGACCGTTAGGGAGATGCTGATTGACCCTGACGTTTGCGCCTCTCTGGATGCAACGGTGTTGCCCTTGCTTGGCCGAAAACTGATCGTGCAGCCCGGTGCTCCCACTGCACTGGGAAAGGATGTGGCGGCGTTCGTCGAGAACGACCTCAAACACATGTCTGCGGAGTGGCAGGATATTCGGGGTGCTGCCCTGCTGGGCATGTTGGCAGAGGGGGTTGCGCCTTTTCACACGGTCTACTCGTTCTCGGGGGACACAAAGCGCTATCACTTGCGAAAGTTGGCTTATCGGCCCCCGTCATCCATTAGCATTTGGCACGAGGACGAGCATGGGGGGCCGGATGGGCTAACCCAGGTAGTAACGAATGAGCACGGGTTATCGGAGGAAGTCCATTTTGAGATGGACGAACTCCTGCTATTCGTGCGGAACCAGACGCGGGCAGGGATCACCGGGGAGCCGATTACGCGCCGCATGTATGGTCCTTACAAGCTCAAGACGGTGTTGGCGAAGGTTGGTGGCGCTGCGGTTGAGCGGCACGGCATGGGTATACCGACGGTGCTCTACAAGGGGAACAATGAGGCCACTCATGCACGCATCCAGCGGATACTGATGGGGTTGCGGGCAGGAGCCAAGCAGTTTGCTCTTTGGACCGACCTGGAGTCTATGCAGGACTTCAAGATTGCTGGAGTTGAGGGGCAGATTATAGACCCGTTGGGGCAACTGGAGTTCCACCGCCGAGCCATCTACTTTGCCACATTCACTCAATGGTTGCCACTGGGATCGGATGGGACGGGCGCTAGGGCACTGGGGGATTCCCACCTCGATGCGTTCCTGATGATGCTTGGGGCGCTTTCCGAGATGGAGGAGGCAACCTACAATCGGTATCTGATTCCCAAATGGGTGGGGTATAACTGGGGGGACGAGATTCCCGAAAGTGAGTTGCCAAAGGTTATAGCTCCTCGTATCGACTCGCGGAACGTCAAGGAGTGGATGGAAGCGTTGAACTCCGCGGTACTGGCGGGGGTCTCCTTTGACGAGCGAGTGGTCAAGGAAGCGGCATATCAACTGCTCGACCTGAGTTTGCCGGAGGAGACATCTACAGTGTTGCCCCCGCAGACCTCGGGGGTTACTGAGGTACCACAAGACACTGAGGGAGAGCCGCCCGACGAGAGCGGAGATCTCCCCACCACTCAGGCGGCCCAGGGCGAACCGCTGAAGTCGGATCTCGTCCTTCAAGAGAGTGGGGTAATAGTCAACTTCGACTTGATGGAAGGAAAGATGGATGCGGCCGTGCGGCGATTGTTGGAGAAACTGACGCGCCTTCAAGAAAAGCAGGCGCGTCGCGTTAGTTCCATAGTACGCAAGGCCATAAGCCGTGGGGATTACGCCATGCTGGAGACACTAGAAATCCCTTCTACCGAAGAAGCGAAGGCCCTGCGCGATGAAATGATTATCTTGGCGCTGATGGGGGTTACGCAAGTCGCAGAAGAGGTGCAGGTGCCAGATGCCCGCCCCAACGAACTTTTGCCGTCGCTGGATCTCGCCGTAGACACGATGGCTAACGAGGGAGCCAGGTCGTTAGCTGATCGTATGCGGACAGCGGCCGGGGCCGCTGCGTCACTGGCGCTGGTGGCGGGGGTAACGGGGGCGGGGGGTCAGATAGAAGGGATTATAACAGGGGCGAGCGCAAAGTTCCTCAGCGATTTGACGGAGCGCTTGGTCTCTGGGGCACTCCATCTAGGGCGGCGGGTTGTGACCGGGTATCTGGACTTGACGAAGGGGGATTTTCTCTACTCCGCGAGGATGGACCGGAATACCTGTAAAGGGTGTTGGGAGGAGGATGGCAACTCTTGGCCCGCGGGGTCATCCGAGGTGGTTTGGCCTCCGGCGGCTTGTTTGGGCGGCATGAAGTGTCGTTGTATTCTTATAGCCATGAATACAGGTGAAGTTGTGTGGCCAAAGTAGGAGGAGAAAGATGAACCGGGATGCTGCGTGTGGTGCGTGGACGTTTGCAACGGCCGTGTTGGTTGTGGCAACAGTCTTTCGATTCGGTATATGGGAAGGGACGCTTGCGCTTGCCCTGTGTACTGCCTTGGGGATAGTAGGGGCTGCGGTTTTGCCGGGGCGTATTCTAGCTCCCCGCGACGGCGGAGTAGAAGGAGAGTCCTCCGGCAAGTGGGCAATACTTAAGGGGGATCGTGGCAAGCCTTGACATCTCGGCGCTTGTTTTGGCCAAGGTGCAGCGAGGAGAGTTGCCCGTTGCCGAGGCGGATGCTTTTCTGGTCCAGCTTCGGCGGGCTAAGTTGCAGGAAGCCGAAGCGCTCGTTGAGCTTAGGCGAGCTAGGTTGAGTGAGGCTCACGCGCTAGCCTGTCTGCGTGAGGCGTTGACATCTGGCGAAACATGATGTAGGATAACCACAGAAGTCGCGCGAAGAGCGCTCCTTTTGTGAACTTGGTCCGCCGAAAGGCTCGCCGTACTCGGTGGGCCCTTCTCTTTGTAAGAAACGATACCAGGGAGCAGCATGGGCGCAAGCATCAAGGGCGTAGAGATTCTGAGGGTTGGAACCTGGAAGGGCTATCGAGGTGAGATAGAGGTCGCCCAGGAAGACCTGGAGGAATACGTCGCTGCTTATGACGCCGCCACTGCTGCCGGGATGAAGGCAGTAAAGGTGTCGGTGGGGAGTAAGGTGGAAAACGTTCCGCTGAACCGCACGACACTAGGGCACAACGAGTTGGATCGTAGGGGGCTGACCATCCGCGAGGCTCCCATGATTGGAGTGCTCGGCAATCTGCGGGTGAAGGGCGAAGCATTACTGGCAGACATTCTCGACGTGCCGGAGAGACTGGCGAAGGTGATCGAGAAGGCATATCCCGACCGGAGCTTTGAGGGCATCACGGTCAAGAGCGGGAGTGGTATCCAGATCGGTAAGCGGACATTCAAGCGCATGGTCACCGGGCTGGCGCTGTTGGGAGAGTCTCTGCCAGCCGTGACAACGCTGGCGGATTTGCCAAAGGTGCTGGCTGCGGAGGTTGAGGGCGAGTGGATTCTGTTTGCTGAACCGATCCCCGACCCGGTGTCGGAGGAAGACTATGTGACCGAGGATCTCCCCACGAGCCCGCTGGAGCGGGGGTATGAGTTCATCAATCAGGCAATCCGCAAGGCCGCTCAGGCGATGTGGAAGATCAAGCCCGATGCGATGGACGGGCCATACGTGACCGACATCTTTGATGCCGAAGCGATCATGTGCTACCAGAACGCTTTGTGGTCAGTGCCGTATACCGTCGATGAGCTGGGCGAGGCGACATTGGGTACGCCCGTGAAGGTTAGAGCCGAGTACGTTCCGGTTCAGGCTGCGAGGCAGTCGGATACGGGGCGGGAGTTGGAAGATATCTTAGACCAGTTGGACAGAATGGCCGCGCGCGTAGAAGTGTTGACGAAAGGCCGAAAGGGCAACCCTATTATCCGCGCTCGGTTTCGCGCTCTGAAGGAGCGGATTGCGGGCACGGTCAGACTCACCACGAAGGAGAAGACAATGGATGTGGCGGAAATCCGCTCACTGTTGAAGCTCGATGAGAATGCCAGCACTCCGATGGTAGTGCGGGCGCTCGTTGAGGCTGCGAAGGTCGCTCCACAGGAGGGCGAGGCCCATCTGCTTGCGGCCGTGGTCGATCTAGCCGAGGGAATGGTGTTTGACAACGTGGAGCAGTTTGTAGCGTGGCTTGCGGGGAAGCTCGATGTCTCCCCTGGCGATCTGGCTGCGATTGCCTCTGCGGTTGCGGAAGCGATGGGGTTTGATAGCACCCCGACCGACGCTCCCGCACCTGACGCAGCTCCCCCGCCTGCCGGTGATATGCCGGCAGCCAGCGAACCGCAAGGAGAAGGCAAGATGGACGTGACAGCACTCCAGGCCGCGCTAGGGGAGCAGAGCGCCAAGGTAACAGAGCTGCTGACCTGGCGTGCGACACAGGAAGGGCAGCAGGCAAAGCTCCAGGCCGCGGCCGAGGTGGACCGGCACATTGCGGCTGGGAAGTTCCTACCGGCTCAGCGTGAAACTCTCGTTACGCTGGCAAACCATGACCTCCAGGCTTTTTCGCAGTTGGCTTCTGGCCAGCCTGTCGTGAAGCGGCTGGGGCAGCGTGGTTCCAGTGCAGAGCAACCAATTAGTGTGGCCGAGACCGACGTCCAGGCGATGGTGTCGATGGGGTATTCTCGCGAGGATGCCCTGAAGGCTCTTGAGCTCGTGGCGAAGGAAGACGGCCGCCTCGAAGAGGAGGACTGATGGCACCCGAACTAACCGCTGCCGATCTCTCGGCGGCTATTGTAGAGGCTCAGCGGCTTGCCGCTATGTATCCGCTCGGCATCCCCACGAAAGGACCGACGGCGCGAATGAAGTTGTGCGCCGAGTTGATCTTGAAGGGAAAAGCCGTGGATGTTGCGATGAGGAAGGCTGGGTACGGTAGAAAGTTCATCGCAGGAAACGCCGACAAGTTTGTCGATCTATTGGCCAGCGAGGGGTTGCTAAAGCCAAAGGAAGCAGCCGCCGCAGTGGGTGACCAGGCTGCCGCCAAGGCTTTGAAGCCCGCCAAGAAGGAGGTAGGGGCATGACCGCCAAAACCGCCACGACCGCAGGGCCGCGTCAGACAAAGGGAGACCAGAACGCGGTCTACACCGAGTACCCCGTAGAGGCAGGCGAGATTATCTATGAGGGTGGGCTGGTGATGATTGACGCCGACGGCTACGCTCTTCCGGCGGCCGACACGGCCGCTCAGTTTGTCGTTGGGTGGGCCGACGAGACCGTGATTGCCACGGGACTCGCAGATGGGGCATTGAACGTGAGAGTGGTGTCGAACATTGCTTGTCGAATGGCAGCATCCAGCATTACGCGGGCGATGATTAACACCAACCCTCTGATGTACGTGATTGATGACAATACGGTGGATGAGACTCAGCCGGGGCAGAGCTTGAAGGCCGGGATCCTGGTGCATCCGTATATTTCCACGGCCGAGGGCTGGGTCTTCATTCCGGCTTACGGCGTGCGCCTCTACGCACTGTAAAGGAGAGGAAACACAATGGCTGGTTCTATCAAGGCGTCCAGCGTATCGGCTCTCACCAATGCGGTGCGCGCAGCGTGGCTCACGAGCTTCAACGCGGCTCAGGACAATCTTCCGTGGCGCGATCTCGTTACCGACATGGGTAAGTCAAATCACGCCACCCAGAACATCGACTGGCTGGGCGAAACCCCAGAAATGCAGGATGCGACACGGGAAGACCTGCACATTGGGGCGCTGAACCGCTACAGCTATTCGATCACCCACAAGGTCTACAAGGCCGCGCTCAAGGTGAGACTGGCAGACTTGGAGACTGACAATCAGAACCAGATCCCGCCACGCGTGGCGGGGCTGGCAAAGCGCGCGGCAGGACACCCTGGCCGGTTGTCGTTCGATCAGCTCGAGGCGAATCCGACTGCCTTCGACGCGACAGCGCTGTTTGCCAACACCCGCGCCTACGGCGCGGCGGCGAACACCGACAACCTTCTCGCGGGGACAGGGACGACCGCGGCGAACATTGAGACTGACATCCAGACGCTCCGCACGACCATGATGAGGTTTCAGGATGACACGGGCGAGGAGATGGAGCTGTCTCCAAACGTGCTCATTATCCCGCCAGACCTGGGACTGAAGTTCTCGAAGGTGCTTGGCGGCACGCGCGATCCTGGGGGCACGACGCTCCAGACCGGCGTCATTCCGCCAACAATGGGGAACAAGTGGAGCGCGGGTGGTTACACGGTCTACGAACTCGCGCGACTCTCTGATACGGACAATTGGTACGGGTTGCACACCGGAGAGGAACTCAATCCGTTTATCTACAGCTGGATAGCGCAGCCGGCGATTATGAATCGCCCGTCCGTGGATGACGCATCGGCTGTTGAGAGTGACATGCTGATCTATGCCGTCAGGGGCCACTACAACGTGGGTGTCTCCCTGCCGATGTACTTCTGCTCTGTGGTCAACTAAGGGGGGTGGAGTATGAATGGACAACGAGCCACCACGGCTCTACTCGTGGCGTTTGCAGCGTTGCTGGTTGGATCAACTGCTTTGGGGTTGGTTCTGACGCAGCCTGTGATCGTGCAACTCCCACCAGCGGTGAATCCTGGGGGGCCGTCGGCGGCTGGTATGGATGTTCCACTGTTCCCGGCCCCCCTGGAGATTCAGACCACTTACACAGGTGACGCGTTGAAGATCCGCCAGGACGGCACCGGTGACGGCCTGACGGTGTTCGATGGCTCGACGGTGGAGGCAACCTTTGGGGCGAGCACCTTCACGTTCGCGAACCCGCTGGACATGAGTGCGGCGATCATCTCGAACATCGGGAACGCCGGCACCGACTTCACATCTGCCGGGGGCCTCTCGCTGACCGATGATCTCGATATGACTGCCGACCCGATTCTAAACATCGGCAACGCGGGGACCGACTTCTTGACTAATGGTGGCCTGACCCTGGCGAATGCCGAGATCATCACTACCGGTGGTCTCACGGTGACGAACGGTGGAATCATCGTCACCGAGGATGGCGTGGACACGAATGGCACACCGCTGTACTTGGGCGCCGATCGCGGCGCCTACCTAGACGAGTCGTCTGACGATATCATTCAGACGATCCTGGCAACCGGGTCGGGACTGTTCCGAATCATCACGGGCAATCTGAGTGTGGGCAATGGCACGCCGACTCAGGCGCAAAATGGCGAGGACGCCTACGTTGAGGGCAAGCTGGAGATCGACGAATTGGCCTACCTTGACGGTGGAGCGCAAACGCCAGCCGGCACGGCTCAAGGGATCGGCTTTGAGTCTTGGGTTCCGGCAACCGTTATAACATCCACCAACGGCGCGCTGTGGACCATTCCTGGGAGCCAGAAGTGGCTCATCAAGGGAGTGTTCTGCAACGTCACGACCAACTTCGATTGCACCGGCGATGACTGCCAGTTGATCATAGGGGATGATACGGATACGGACGGTTACCTGGTATTGGCAGACGCAACGCTGCAAGCTGCCGATACCGAAGGAACCGGCTGGCCGGCTGGCTGGCAGGGATTCGCAGCGGCCACTATCGGGGCGTTCCTCGACGGTATCACGACGGGGTTCCCGCAGGTGGCCGCCCAGACCATCGACATCGACATTCGGGACGTGTCGGCGGGTACCGATCCGACGGCTGGAGCGGCAACCTGTTATCTGAGGTATACTCGCTTCGAGTAGGGGTGGAGGGTGGCGTATACCACTTTAGCTCATGTGGAGGGCCGGTTACGGGGACCGGCCCTCACCGAGACCTCGGTGCCAACGATCAACGAGGTCCAATCATTAATTAACGATATCGCCGCCGAGGAAAACGCGGCCTTGGCGTCGCATGGCTTGAGCGTTCCCGCAACGGAGCCAGCCGAGTTTGTAGCGTGGCTGGGGCACGTCAACGCAACGGGGGTCTGCGCGCTCCTTGGAGACAATCGCGGGCAGTTGAAGGAAACAGCAAAGTGGTTTCGGGATCAGTACGACAAACAGATAGCATCCATGTGGGATGGGACAGCGTTTTCGTCAGGGGCGAGCCTGGTATCGGGGGCTTTACCGACGAGTTGGACTGTTGAGTACCCAGACGAGGACGTTGACCTGGGGACCATTGGAGAGCCTGTTTTTAACGAGGCCTGGAAAATGTAATGCTGACACTAGCCATTACGGGTGGAGTGCAGGAAGTCCTGAAGGGACTACAGGAGTTAGAGAGGCACACGAGAGACTGGCGTCCCTTCTTTGAACGATACGGGACGGATCATCTCAGACCGAAATGGCGTGCTTGGATGGACTCAGAGGGGAGTGGGCAGTGGGCACCGTTATCCCCTCGGTATGCGGCTTACAAAGCACAGCGCTATCCCGGCAAGAAGATCTTGCAGCGGGAGGGAACGCTTCGGCAGAGTTTTGAAGAAAGCGGTGCGTATGGCATCACGCGACTCGAGGAGCGGCAAGCGGAGTATGGGACTTCCGCCCCAAGCGCAATATTCCATCAGTGTGGAACGAGAACGATGCCGCAACGACAAGTAGTCGTCTTTGACGCCGAGGACAAAAAGGCTCTGATACAGATGGCGGCTGCGTACATGGCGGAGATGGCGAGAGAGGTTGGGGTAGGGGGCCGCAAATGAGTTGGGCATTTGCGGAGGCGACTGCTGAGGCGGCCATCACGTATATCGAGGCCAACGGAGCCGCCAAGCTGACCTCCGTGGCTGCCAGGTACAGTGATGGGATTCCCCTACCAGCCATAGCGGCGTTGCGGTTATCCGACCCCTGGCTAGGGGCCGAGTCAGAGTTTCCGGTGGTGTACTTTGTCCCTGAGGAATCGAGGCGAGTGCCATCGGCAATGGGAATGAAACAAGGGGGGTTGTGGGCGCACAGGTTTTTGGTTGCGATTGTTGCCGAGTTATCCATAGATCAGGGCAGGGCAATAACGTCAGCGGAGACCATACGGCGGATGATGATGCGGTATGTAGTGGCAATACTTGAGATGCTGGCTGAGGGGTACGCTTCGATGGGGCATGAGTGGGGCGTGGGTGGCCCCACGGAGGTTTACTACGATGCAACAATAACCGACAAGGAACGGAATGCGTATCTTGGAGACGCCCGCATCGTAATCTGGAGTACCGGGAAGGAGACATCACTATGAGTGAACTACGAGATCCCCGCACGTTCCGTGTGGCTTTGCGGACTGGGTGGGGGCCAGGGGACGGTATCCACTTCCCCAGAATTGACGATGATCTTGCCCGCCGGGTGGCGGGGGAAAACTTCGAGATAGCCGAAGACGACCTAGAGCACTACTCCCCCGGCGATGTCGTGGAGGGGCGCATCCCCATCAGCTCGGTGAGCGTGCTTCTGGGGCGCGGCCTGATTGAAGAGGTGGAGGCAACATCCACCATAGGCGCCATTGCGAGGAACAAGCCGAACGCCACACAAGCGGCGGTCGAGCGAGCGGCGGAGGTGGGGCTGGACCTTTTGACTGTCTGGGGCACGGGCCACGGCGGGCGGGTTACGCTGGCCGATGTCGAGGGTGTGCTGATTGAGAACGCCGATGAGGACGAGGACGAGGAGGTCGAATGACCACCGTAACCATTAGTGGGCGTTGGCTGTACTTCCAGGGAGTCATCCTCTCGGCGTCTGGCCTGACAGGATCGTTCACCCCGCCAGCGGCAAAGCCCAAGACGCAGGAGAGGACGGGGCCGTTCGATTTGGCGCCGGTCCGCTCGCAGACGGGCTACGTTGACGTTGACGACATGTCGTTTTCTATGTGGTTCGACACCGACTACACGACTCTAGTCTCGTTACTCCATCTGGTTGATGCCACGGGGAGAGTATGCGCTTGGGGTTACAACGGCGACACGTTGGGCAACAAGTTTGAGGGCGTGCAGGTCCACAAGGCTACATTCACGCCAACGAGCGAGGCGGCGGAGTTGACGCCGTACGAGGTGACATTCCAGGTAACGCCCAACGGGCTGGAGCACGGGCAGATCGTCCACGTTCTCAGCGAGCAGACGATTGCTGGAAACACCGAAGCGGCTGCGGCCAATCACGGGACGATGGCAACGGCGGTCGCCATCACGTCGTCGTCAGTGGCGAACCCCAGCGTTATCACGTCAACGGCGCACGGACTGGTGACGGGTGACACGGTTCTGATTGCGGGTCATACCGGATCAACTCCTACCATCAACGGCTCCCACGTTGTAACAAAAACGGGGGCCAACACCTACACGATCCCGGTGAACGTCACCGTGGGGGGAACGGGTGGGACGGGCACGCGGACGAGCAGCCGTAATGGCGGAGCCGGGTATCTCCACGTGACGGCGCTGAACCTCGACAGCGGGACGGGCATCGTTTTCAAGTTGCGGGACTCGGCGGACAACGTGACCTTCGTGGACCTCGGCACCTTCACAACTATCACGGTGGAATACGCCGACTCGGATGTTGACACAGGGACAGCGGAGCGCATCGCAATCGCGGGAAACATCGACCGATATGTCGCCTGCTCCTGGGCCTACGGTGGTGCACCGGGCGGGAGCCAGGACACTACTTTCTGGATGGGATTAACTCGCAAAGAATAGGAGTCTTACGATGGCAATGCCGATCATTTCCGAGCGTGTGGTAAACATTGACAACAAGTCGGGGAGCCCCACAGCCTACACGGCCCTGTTGGTGGGGGGGATGGACAAGCTGGGTGAGATGACTTATCCCGCCCAGGATGTTACGGGTGCGGCCGACGTAGCCCCCGTGCGGAAGGCGACGGGGTTCAAGGTTCCGTCGAACTTCACTCTCCAGTTTGAGGCAGATGTGGGTGGGACGCCGGATCCGGTAGACGACTTCGTGGAGAACGCCACGGCAAATAACCCTCGAACAGTCTTGGCAACGTTCAACACTACCACGTTGTCGTGGACAGCCACCGGTGAGGCGAACATCATTCGCAGCACCGTCATTGCCGAGCCTGGCGAGAACGGCGTGACGCTGGTCGAGGTTGAGTTTGAGCCCACGGGGGTCTGGACTCCCTCGCTCTCCTAGCAGGCTGTATGACTGCGCCATGTCCGCAGTTGTCCGGCTTGGAATCAACGGGGGCCGTATCGGCCAGGGGGGCATGGCTCTCTGGTGCTGGCGGCCCCGTAGATTAGGAGGAGTGCGATGGGGACGGTACGGTGGACCGTAAGTGCGACTGACACGGTGCCCTTGAGGTTTGACGACCCTGGTTTTGTCAGGGTGTGTCAGACAGTAGGGACCGATCTGTACGAGACCCTGAGCAAGTTGTTGGGGTGCGAGCCGAACGATGTTGATTGGACGCCCTATGTGCGGGAGGGTGTTCGGATAGACGCCAGGACGGGCATCACACAAAACGAGGACGACCAGATCGCCAACAAGGGGCAACAGACCAACGCCAAGGAGGGCATTCGGGTTGACATCGTAGAGATCAACCGTCTGACCTTTGCGACGTGGGTGAAGGGGGTCAGTGCGGATGACGGAGATGCGGCCAAGATTTGGCAGCAACTTTCTTCTCCCAGGAAGTCGGACAGGGCAGAGGCGTTTTCATCTCTGCCACTGGAGACTGCGACGGCGCTGCTGGCTAGGTTGAGGGTACACATCGAAGAGGCTTCCAAGCCGGCGATGAGAGACCCAAAACTATCCCAAGCCACGGACGAGGAGGAAGCCTAACTTGGGCGATCTGCGCGTGCAAAGGCGAGCGTAAACCAGGGTGCGAGCAGCACGCGGGGGATTATTGTGAGCCCTGGGTGGCGAGGTTCTTCAGGATGTTGGACCTCGCCGCCCATTTCGGTTCTCGGAAGGTAGCGTCAAAGCCAATCGACCCAGATCAACTCTCGCTGGTGGAGCTGGGGGTGCTGGACGATTGGTTCAAGTTATACGATGCCCGTGTGGCGAAAGCCTATAAGGACGCACAGAAGAAATGACCGAGGCTGAAGTCCTCCTAAAACTCCGGTCAACGGCCGAGACGGGTGGCTTTCAAAAAGTCACTGCTGCGGCTACTGCCCTTATGGAGAAGTTTGCCAGCGCGACGAAGGAGATACTGAAGTTTAGCGGCGCGGCCAAGCTGGCTGCCGCCGCTGTGGTTTTGTTGGGGCAGGGGGGTTTTCAACAGGTACTTGCTGGGGCCACTGCCTTCACCGACAAGCTCACTCTTGTTGTGAGGGAGATCCAGAGGTTTCGTGCCGAGTTAAGGCAGACATGGGCTGGCATGATTCAACTTGGGCAGAGTGGCTTTCAAGAGATTATTGCTGCGGCCGCTTCTTTTACTGGGAAGATTTCCCTCGTTGTGAAAGAGATCCAGAAGTTTCGCGTAGGGGTCAGGCAAGTTGCAGCGAGCATGATTCAACTTGGCCAGGACGGTTTTCAGGAAGTGAACGGGGCGATAACCTCCTTTACGGGGAAACTCGCTAGCGTGGGGCAAGAGATAAGGAAGTTTGGGGAAGGGATCAAGCAGGCCGCAACTGGTATGCTCAAGCTGGCCCAGGGCGGCTTTCAACAGGTTATTGCTGCGACAACCTCCCTGGTGGGGGAGATCACTGGCATTGCGAAGGAGATAATGGCGTTCATCGAGAGAATCAAGCAAGCCGCAACCAGTTTGGTTGAGCTTGGGCAGAAAATACTCTCGGTCGCGGAGACGGCGTTGAAGCTTGCCGACCGTTTCGGGTTGACGGGGATTATCGCAAAGACTCTTGTAAAGCAACTTGTCCCCGTTGGCTTGGAGATGGTGGGGATGGACAAAAGCGCGAACAAGGCCGCGACGGCAATTGGATTCGTTGCGGGAAAGATGAAGGGGACATCGCTTGCCTCGACGGAGCTAGGGGGGAGGCTCCAGCAGGTTTCGGGGGGTTTACAGTCCTTGGGCTTGGGGGCACAGGGGTTTGCCGGGAAGCTTCAATTGCTTTCGATGGCCGCAGGTCTTGTCCTTCTCCCACTCACAATACTAGGGGGTGTGGCGGGGATCGCCACAAAAGTGGTCACGGGTCTTGCGATGGGAGTGGTGCACCTGGGCGCAGGTTTTCTCAAGGCAACGTCAGGTGCTGTTGGATTCGTCAGCAGGGTGGTTATGCTTGCGAATAGCCTAATTAGCTTCTCCGCTGCCATAAAGGCAGCCGGGGGAGCCGGCCCCTTGATAGCCGATGTAGGGAAGCAATTTGCTACTTTTGGCCCTGTCATTACATCGCTTGGCGCAAGCCTTCAGGGGGTGTTCGGGGAAAAGATGAGGGGGTTGTTTGCGAGCCTTGCCATATCCATCCAAGGTGCGGGGACAGCACTCAAGTCAATGCTGGGGCTGGGGAAAGCAGCACAGGGCATTGCGATGGGGTTCAACGGTGCGGCTTCCTCTGCTGCGGGGTTACGGGATCGTATTGCGGGGGTGTCACAAGCGCTAAAGGCGACTAAAGGCGAGGTGGGGGTCGAGAAGATAGCCGACGCTTTTGATAAGGCGGTGGCCGCAGGCGGGAAACTAAAAGACCAGGTGGTGTCGCTGTCGAGTGGGTTGGGGGGGTTGAAGAGCGGATTCACGGGGGCGGCGGCATCAGCCTTGGGGTTGGGGAAGGGGATAGATGGTACGAAGGCTTCGATAACCCCCCTGAAGGGGGAGATCAAGCAAGTCAACACTGACATTACAACGATGTCTATAACCATCAAGTCGATGAAGAAAGCTTTGGCTAGTGATGAGGGCTCGGTGGGAATCGAGCGGATTTCCGATGCCTTCGATAAGGTGTCAGCCAAAGTAAAGGGCTTCGTAGCAACCCTAAAGACAATGGCGAGTGCGAACCTTGCCAAGTTTTCCACCCCGCTGGTGGCTGGATTGCGGTCGATTTCAGATCACTCGATCAACGCAATGATGGCGATGTATAAAGCGGGGAACGGGGCACAGGACACCGCCAAGAAATTCGGCGAGGTGTCGGTGAGGGTCGGGGGGCTCGGGACGATCTTCTCGACGCTAAGCAAGGCGTTGGAGCACTTAGGTAGCCAGGCGACGATTTTTGGTGGGGTCTGGAGCGTGGCTACTCAAAAAGCGGGGGTGTTCCGAGGCGCCCTAACGAGTCTTGCCGGGATGGTCGGGGGAGTGAGCAAGGCTTTTCAGGGCGTCTCCGCAAACGCCGGGGCCGTGGGGACCGTTTTCAAAACCCTGGGCATAGAGAATGCAGCCAAGAAGTTCGGAGAGTTTGCGGTAAAGGTTGGAGGAGTTGGGGGGGGGCTCTCGGGGCTAGGCAAGGCATTGGGGCACCTGAGTAGCCAAGCGTCAGTTTTTGGCTCGGTGTGGAGTGGGGCAACCGCTAAGGCTGGTTTTTTCCGGGGTGTCGTCTTGGGGCTTGCTGGGGCGGCTGGTACGGCAGGCAAGGCTTTGCAGGGCCTCTCCGCTAACGCAGGGGCAGTAGGGACTGCGCTGAGATCCTCAAGTGAACTGGCTGGCAAAACCGCTGTTGGTTTCGGCCAGCTTGCGAACCAGTTTTACAAGCTGGAGAAAAAGTTGCCCCAAACGTCGAATGCTGCGAGAGCAACGGGGATTGCTTTAGGCGCAATGGGTGACGCCGCGAAGATGGCGGGGACTCAGTTAGGCAATCTCTCGGAAGGAACGGGGGCAGTAACCACGGGGCTGTGGCTAGCCAAGGGGGCTGGTGGCGGTTTTTTGAGTATGCTCATAAAGTTTGTCGGGGGGCTTAGTGCAACAACAGTAGGGGTTGGCCTCTTCGTGATTGCCTTGGCGGCCGTGTCGGTGGCGCTAATCAAGGTGGGGCAGCAGTTCGAGAAGCAGTTTCGGATCATAGCTCAGAAGACCGGTGAGGTTGGGCCGAAACTGGAGGAGCTGAAGGCGGATTTCTTGGCGGTAGGGGCAGAGGCCACGGTTCCGCTGGGGAGGGTGGCGGAAGCGGTTTCGGCTTTGCATCAGAGGCTGGACATTACGGGGGAGCCTCTTCGGGCACTGACTACCCAATTGATGCAACTTGAGCAGATGGGCGTTACAGTTAGTGTTGCCTCACTAACCAGGGCTTTTGGGGACTGGAGCATTGCGACAGAGGCCCAGTCTGGCGCGCTAGACAGATTCTTTGCCATTCAGCAGCAGTCCGGCATTGAGATGGAGAGGATGACACAACTCGTAACCCAGTATGGTGGTCCCATGCGGCAACTGGGGTTCTCGTTTGAGACGGCGACAGCCCTTCTGGCCAGGTTCGAGAACGAGGGCGTCAACACCGAGTTGGTGATGGGGTCGCTCAGGATCTCGTTGACCGCCTACGCCAAGGCGGGCTTGCCGGCCGAGGAAGCGATGGCTACGGTTATCGCCAAGATCAAAGAGATGGGCTTCTCTTATGAGGCCACCACCCTGGCGGGTAAGGTTTTTGGAGCGCAAGCAGGCCCCGATATGGCAGCCGCGATTATCGAGGGACGCTTCGAGATTGATGACTACACAGCCGCACTGAAAAATGCGGACGGCCAGATCGCCAAGACGGCGGAATCGACGTTGACTTTTGGCCAACGGGTGCAGGAGGCGAAGAACAAGATCGCCGTTTCTCTGCAACCGGTTGGAAGCCTGTTCCAGAAGGTGTGGTCCGACTCCAAGAAGTACTTACTCGACGGGGTGGTGGCGATATTGCTGAAGTTCTGCAATTGGTTTACATTCGTGGTCCTGTGGTTGGACGCAAAGACCCGCAACATGCGGCTGATTATAGGTGCTTGGGTAACGCTCTTTATGATTCCCGTGAAGATCATTTGGAAGATACTCAAGAACTTTGCCTACATTGTTTGGAACATAATCAAGTGGATGTTGCGGACGGTTTTTGGGACAATGGAATCGGGCACCTCCTCCTGGGTAGATGCCATGATGCGAGGGACCGTCGCGATTCTACGCGGCTGGGCGATAGGGATGCGGAAGTTGATTGAGCTTACTCGCCGGGCAGTCCACGCTATTTTGGTCTTGCTTAACGGTTTTTTCCAGGCGCTCCCAGAGAAGATGCGCGCTTATATCGGCGTGGGGGTTCAGAATATAGGCAACGCCATTATTGGAGGGTTGGACGATATTGCGGCGGGGCTGGATGAGGCGGCGGCGGGGCTGGAGGCGGCGTTCAACAAGGCGAAGGGCGCAATGGATGAGCTCGAAAGTACGGGAGAGATTGAGCTTCCCGAGATTGATATAAGCGGCTTGACGGATGGCGCAGAAAAAGCTGAGAAGGTTGCGAAAGACAAAGGGGAGAAGATTGGGGATGCTCTGGGCGAGGGGATGGTTCAGAACTTTGATGCTGCTCTTAAGAGGCTAGAGCTAGAGTTGCTGAAGGCCGAGTTTCTGCCGACCGGGGATCTCCCCGCTGACATGGTGCAGGCCATCCAGCGAACAGCCGAGATGATAGGCGCGAAGTTACAGAGCGAGTGGGACTTGATAGATGCCAACCTGACGGTTCCGCAACTCGACTTCGGCGACGCCCGTGGCGTCGAAGAGAAAATGGCCGTATACCAAGAGTGGGTTGAGGAGCAGAAGATAGCCGAGGAGGATCGTTTCCGCCGCCGCATGGCGAACATGGCAATCGAGGCAAACGAGCTAAAGAGCGATGAGGCGAAGGCCAAGGTTGTTGAGCAGATGGATGCCGAGCAGCAACGGCACGACCTCATGATGGGCTACTTCGATGATGAGGGCAAGGCATTGATGGCGATGTATGCCGTCTGGCAAGCCGCGATGGCGGAGCAGAAGGCGAACATCGCTGCGCGCCAGAAGGAAGCCGAGAGGTGGGAGACAGACGTTGCGAACAAGGCCAAGGAAGGTATAGATTCGCTTGCCAAGGCAGAAGAGGCTCGCCATAAGAAGGTGGTTGAGTACACCACCTTTCTGACCACACGGGAGAAGATTCGACACGACGCGGCGATGAAGGCGATCACCGACGAGGGGGATGCCATCAAGGGCTACCTCGATGACTGGAAGGAGCGTATAGACGACCTCAAGTTGGGGCTCGATACGCTGACCATTGATTTGGACATCCCGCGAGAGACGGCTCTGCTCGATGGATTGAAGGCGCAACTGGATGCGATCAAGGCGGTCACAGACACGCTGGTAGTGTTTGGTGGAGAGGACCGCCAGAAGGCGATGGAGAAGGAGAAGGAGCGGATAGCTCTGACGACGGAGGGGCAGAAGCAGATGCTTGAGGCCGGCAAGGACTTATTGACCGGCGACCTGGCGCGCGCTGCCGAGCTGCTACTTGCGGGATATAGCCAGAAGGCTGATGTGGTGCGGGAAATCTTCGCCAAGCTCTCGAAGGACATGGAGAATCAAGTCAACGCTCAGCAGGCAATTATTGATGGAAAGAACGCCGAGATCCTAGTGGTGCAGCAACGGATCAACCAGGAAGAGTACTTATTGAAGTTGGCCACCGACCAATCCGAGGATCTTCTAAAAGCGATTGAAGACCGCAACGTAGCCGAAACAGCTCGTTACGATGCCGAGACAACTCGAATTGCGTCGTTGGTTGCCGCGGAGGAAGAGAAGTTCAACAAGACGAAGGAAAGCATCGCTACACTGCGGGAGATAGAGGACGGGCGTCATACGGCCAGAATGGTAGCCATTACAGAAGAGTATGCCTTGGAGTTGGCGAGGCTCGACCACACTCAGGCCGAAATAGACCAGATGATGGCTGACGCGATTCAGCGGTCGATAGATGTTGGCAAGGCTGCGGGCCAAGTAATCGAGGAGGCACAGCGCCAAGCTGCGGCCGTGGCGACTACGGGAGCCTTCGAGGTCGGGGATGCCTGGGCTACCTCGGCCACGATGGCTTCGCAGGCGTGGGTGAGCGGGATGGCCGTGATGGGCGCCGCGGTCCAGCGTTTTGCGCACGTGGTTGCAATTGCCATGAAGCCGGTGTGGGCAGCCATCACAGGCACCCCGCCTGGAGACGAGGGTGGGGAGGACTCCTCCGACGCACAGAGGAAGTGGAAGAGGTCCAAGGGCTTCGCTGGCAAATATGGGTTCCTGGCGGGGACGGGAACGTTCGATAAGTGGTACGAGAAGTGGTACGGGAAGAAGGGGCCCAAGGGAGATACAGCTTCGGGGAGGGGTGCGGCTGGAATGAAGGGGCCGTTTGACAAAGTGGCTGACGACGCCTTGGACGCGGCGGGTAAGATTCAGTTGGGATTCTTTGTTCCGATGGAGAATGGATTCCATAAGTTGATAGCCCTGGTGACTGACCTTGGCGAGCAGTTGATTGACCTTGTTAAGCAGTCCAGGCTACTTCCTGGGTTGCTGCCCCCGCCGCCAGGGGCAGGGCCAAACGAGATGGGCAAGGGTGGGAGCAGGCCGGTAGACCCCACCGAGATGGGTAAGGGTGGAAGCAGGCCAGTAGACCCCACCGAGATGGGCTTCGAGTACTACTTTGCGGCGCTGAAATCGTGGAACAAACAGGCCATGACGGTAATCGCGTCGGCGGCGGGTTTGGTTGCTACGGAAGTCGCGAGCAATCGTAAGGGGATATGCAAGCTGCTTGCAGACGATGAGCCGAACGATCTCGGCTTCGAGTACTACTTTGCGGCGCTGGGCAAGTGGAGTGCGCAGGCCATGACGGTAATCGCGTCGGCGGCGGGTTTGGTTGCTACGGAAGTCGCGGGTAGGCGTAAAAACATCAGCGACTTGCTGGGAGAATGGGGGCCAAATGACCTCGGCTTCGAGCACTACTTCGCTGCATTGAAATCGTGGAGTGCGCAGGCCGAGACGGTCTTGGCGTCGGCCGCAGGACTGGACTTTTCACACATCGAGGATGTCAGGAAGAGACTAACAGACCTCTTATTGAGCAGTGGCGGGGCGTTCCTGGGCAGTACGGGCGAGGGTGGGGGCGGGCCTACCTTAACGGTATACGCATCAACGGCAAACGTCGCGGAAATCAACTTCGGCGGGTTGTACTTTGACACAACGGTAGTCACGGAGATGGATGGGCAAGAGATTGCCACCAAGGTGGTGAAGGTACTGGTTAACGATACGCGATTGCTAGATGATCTCGGTAAGAGCCTAGCCACTCGCGGCGCACAGACGGGGACATACGGACCATGAGTCTAGTATCGCCGAGCGCGTACTGGGGGGTCGTAGCGGCTGGGACGGGTGGCACGCAGCTTGACGCGACCGTCGGCGAGTGGGTACGCGCGTTCGAGATCAAGGACAGCGGGGCTGTTGAATGGGTCAGGGCCGGCACGCAGCAGCGTGCCACCCGGTCCGGGATTGCCAGAGACGTAGAGAGTTATCCGACCGGCTGCGAGCGGGAGTTTGCCATCGTCGCCACGACCACCACTCAGGCTCCTGGCACACAGGCAATGATGAACGCCATGTTCTCCGAATGGCGGCGGCTGCAAGTGCTCCTGAGCCCCGATGCGGGTCAGGTCTACATGAAGATCACGCGAACGGCTGACGACGACGCGGCCACGATCTCGAACATGCTCCTCTGTGAAGCGATGGAGCTTCCGGCAATGCCTTTCCCCAAGGGCGGCGACCCCGAGACGATCTACGGCGGCGTACTCCGGTATCCGCTGAAGGTGTGGTGTGGCTTCCCGTTCTTCTGGACTCTGACCGCCGAGACGGTGGATACCACATCCATCACCGGGACACCAGGCACGGCCACAGCTACGAACACGGGAAGCGTCTACTGCGGGGCGAAGTTCGTGGTGGGGAGTGTCAGCGGGACAATCACAAAGCTCGTGTTCTCGAACACTACGACTGGAGATGAGTTCAGCGTCAGTAGTGCTGGGTTTGTGAACGGCGACACTATCGACATGGGCTACACCGACAAGCAGTGGACAGGGGATAGGCTGAGTGGGACCGGGGCGCCGGTGTTTGCGCTCAATGGTTCGTCCCTGGCGAAGTGCTCGATGCTCCTCAAGCCGGGCGCGAACTCCCTATCGGTTGCCAAGACTGGCGGAACGTCATGTATGGTGACGGTCTCCTGGCAGCCCTGTCACGGCAGTATCTAATGATCGACCGCGCTGACCTCCAGTTCGTCATTTGGGATAACGACATGAGCGCCATGTCGCCCGTGTTCGATCCGATCTCGGCATCGGTAACTCGCGGGCGACAGCCGACAGGCCTGATGACATTGGCGCTGCGTAGGAATGACCCCGCCCTGGCAGAGAGCGGAATACTTATTCCTCCCGCCGGGCCGGGAGCTTTGTACCTCTTGGCGTGCTACTTCCGCGACTTCTCCGCACCGTTTCAGATAGTGCGTTGCCAGGTTGCGGAGATGGGGGATTACTTCCTGCTGTCTGGGGAAGCGCTATTCAGTGAGATCCTACGCAGCCGCCTGGTGATGGCATCTGGGACGACGGTGAGCGATTCGTATACTGGCAAGGCCGACAATGTGGCGAGGGCCTATCTCAGGGCAAACTTCGTTACACCGACGGCTATTATTCCAACAAACTATCCCAGGGCCACGCGCGACGAGTTCGGGGGGATAGTGGTGGCGGTAGAAGCGGACACGACTGCTCACCCCACTACAATCACCTATGATGTTTCGGTGGGGCAGAACGCGGTTGAGTGGGCGGAAGAGTTTGCTTTGAAGTGGAACCTTCGGTGGACGCTATCTCTTGCGGCGGCGACGGCGACCTTCGGGTTGGTGTATCCATATCAAAAGGCGGACAAGTCAATCACGGGTGGGTTTCTTCTTACGCCCAGCCTCGGCACCCTGGAGAGTTGGAAGGAGATTATGGACTATACTGCCATCCGCAACACATGGCTGTTGGTGGATGGCACTAACAGGACATGGCGCACTGACAACACGTCGGTGGCGGCTTACGGAAACAAAGAAGCTGAGATCAAGATGGAGGTTGGTGGGGCGGTCCCATCCGTTGCGATGCGGGGGTACGAATCCGATGACCTGCTAGCCAAGGGGAAAGACCCCGACCAGCGGATTGAGATAGCACCGCGCGATGCCTCGTGGTTTGAGTTCATCACACACTACGGGGTGGGTGATTTGGTAACGGCTGCCGACTACTATGGCTGGGACCGCGAGGTTGATCTGCAAATCGTAGATGCGACGATTGATCTCCCACAAGGCGGGGGTGGTGCGACGGTAAAGTTGGGCATTGGCATCGGACCCCGCGACAGATTCGGGGAGGGCTGGCGTCTGCTGGGGCCGAAAGGCGGCCGGGAGATGGGTAGCCGATTCGCACTGGGGACGGGTGGATGACCCCCTTCCGCTTGTGGTTTGCTCGGGTAGTATTCCTGGCCGCCCTTGTCGTGCTAGCATGGGGCTCTAGCGTGGCTTCCGGCACGTCCAGGCGCGCCCTAAGCGATTTTGATGCGGGGGTGGCTATAGTGGTACCCCCTGGTCAAACATGCGCCACATGGACCCCCCAGGCGGTTCCGTCAATTATTCCCACGGCTGCGGGTATGCCGGGGCCAACGGTTACTCCTCCACCGTTGGCCCCGGCGGTGTGGGCCGGGGTGCAGTTCTTGGGGCAGGAAGCGGAGAGCGATTGGCAAGCACTTGCGGCTGCGGGATTTGGAACGGCGCGAGTGCGGGTGATCCAGTCGGGATCGGAGGTGCCTCACGCGTGGATCGGCAGAGAGGTGGCTCGCGCCGAACGGTATGGGACGCGGGTCCTCCTCACGTTCTGGGTACAGGGGGCAGGAAAGATTGACGTGGACTGCTCGACCGCATCGGTTGCAGCCTATACTGTGGCGGTGAGGGAGATAGCCCGCGTCTACAAAGGGCGCATCTGGGCATACCAGATTGATAGCGAGCCCGATCTTTGCAAGGCATCCGCCGCAAGTTACTCTGCCCGACTGATAGCTGCGTGGCAAGCCATCAAAGCCGAAGACCCCAAGGCTCTCGTTGTAATGGGTGGGCTGGCTTACGAGACCTACGCTGCACCGTTGACCTGGTTGGATGATGCACTACGTACATTGTACGGCAGTCGGTGCTGGCCCTGCATGGATGCAATTGCGGTTCACTCGTATGCGGACGACTGGGGACGGTGGCCCGGTGGGTTGGAGGGCAAGCTGGCTGCCGTGCGGAAGAGGATGAAGCTGTGGGGCCTCACACTTCCCGTATGGGTATCGGAGGGAGGGGCTTCGAGCGGGCCGTCGAATCAGTGGCATGAGCGGACCCCCGCGACTCAGGCGAAGCTCGTGGCCGACTACCTGATGCGATGTCGGACCTTGCCCCTCTGTGTGGTTTTCCGCGCAACCGACGGCCTCGAGGTTGACCAGTACGGCATCATCGGCAAGCCCGCGATGGATGCCGCAAGGAAGGTCTTGGGTGATCGGTGACATCGGGGGGCGCAACGAGCTTACGGCTGATGAGATTCGGGCATTGACTCCCGCCGAGTATCGGTGTGCGGTTTGTGGAAAAACGGCTATACTGCTGGCGTGCGAGCCGCTGCCGCGGGGGTGGGGAGTTCGCGTGGTAGTGCGCGACGGGATGGTGATGCGAGGTGGAGCCGCCTATTACTGCGAAGACTGCAACATGGGCCGGGTTGCCGAAAGGATTGTCTCATGGCCGATAGCACCGTACTCCAGGCGGATGCGGTCACGCTCTGCGCCGGTAGGGGGTGAGTAATGGAAGCCGTCTTCATACGAGCACTCGAGAATGGCGGGCCGCTATTGTCAATGGCGGTATTGACGATCTACACACTGGTTACGGTCTGGAACCGGCGGAGTAACGGCAACGTGACCTCGCTCCTGACAGCGCTTGAGACGAGAATAGGGGTGAAGATTGACGCGTTAGCGTGTGAGACGACAGCGAATAAGCTGGCGCTCCAGAATCTACAGTTGGCTCTTGGCCCGATTGAACGCGAGCGTGCGGCTATCGACCAAAGGCGAGTCATTACCGAGGCGGTGAGGGCGGTGCTGGCGGAGGTGGCTCCGGCTGGTGTACCGCGCCGAAAGAAGGAAAGCCCATAAGCCAATCCACCACGGGGGCCGAGGACCACCGAGGAGGTGCGGCATGGACGAAGAACTCTCTCACATTCTGGCACTACAATCCCAGGGCTACTCGTATACCGAGATTGGTGAGTGCCTTGGGAAGACCAAGAGCGCCGTTGAGAGCAAGATAAGGCGAGCAAGGAAGGCAGGGAAGCTCGCGGATCTTGCCGTCGGCCAGAATCCACCCTCGACTACCGGCCAACTCACCGTCAGCAGCGATGCTGACGCGATGGTGCTGGAGTCCCCCCGATCTGCGACAATCATGACGCTGGACCAACTCCTTACGGCCTGCGAAGTTGATCTGAGTACGTGGGAGGTCGAGCGGTACGTCGTCAACAAGTGGGACCAGAAGCCGGACGAGCCGCTATTTCAGGTGAAGGCATGGCTGCGGCCGTTGAAGGCTTTGGTGAACTTGAAGGTGGCGGTGGCCCAACTGTTGCAAGACATGCAACAGCACGCACCGGTCTACGCTCAACTCCGCTATGAGAAGCCGGCCCTCTCCGAGCGGCACATGCTAGAGGTCTGCCTGATGGATTTGCACTCTGGAATGTACGCATGGGGAGAGGAAACAGGGGCAGATTATGACTCAGATATAGCATGTGATCTGGCACGGCGTAGTGTAAAAGCGTTGCTGGCTCATGCGTGGACGTTCTCTCTCGAGCGGATACTACTGCCGTTGGGGAACGACCTGGCACATAGCGACCGGACTAACCAAGGGGCTGGTGGTATGACGCAGAAGGGGACGTCCGTTGACGTGGATGGGAGGCGGGCAAGGCTACTGCGGATGATTCGTATGATTGCAGTAGAGTCCATCGACACACTACGGATGGCTGCGCCGGTTGACGTGGTAATGATCCAGGGGAACCACGATGAAGAGACGGTCATGGCGCTGGGGGAGATAGTGTCGGCGTGGTACAGGAACGATCAGTCGGTGACGGTGGACATGAGCCCAAAGCCACGCAAGTACGTTCGATACGGAGCGACACTTCTGGGGTTCACGCACGGGCACAAAGGCAAGGCACAAGATCTGCCGCTTATCATGGCGTCGGAGACTCCGGCAGACTGGGCGGGAACGACATGGAGGGAGTGGCACTTAGGACATCTTCATCGGAAAGGCGAGATCGTCGAGGAGCACGCGGGGGTCAGGGTTAGGACCATGCCAAGCCTGGCGGCTCTGGACGCATGGTCGGCGGGGCAGGGATATAACCACAAGAGAGCGGCGGAGGCCTATCTCTGGCATCACGACACGGCTTACGTGGGGCACTTCTCGGTCGCACTTCCCGGTGAATTGGATAGGCAAGGAGAGAGTGTGAGGCTAAGAGAAACTCTTGACAGCGTATAGTTGTTATGGTAGACTTAGTGCCGAGGGGCCAAAGCGAAGAGGACGAGCGGGTACAAGTATGGGACAGATTCACCCGCTCGATCAACGTAAAGGGGCGAGAAATTTGAATCAGGATACCGAGACAATCAGAGTCGAGCGTGGCTACGCGGCAATGCGGGCAGCCGCTCGTCGGCACCACGAGCAGCGCGTGGCGACGATAGCCTTTACGATCTTCGCACTTGGCACGGCGTTTGGGTGGTGGCTGAAGCCGGTGGTTGTCCCCCAGGTGGCTAGGGCGCAGGTGATTATCCAGGAAAACTCGGCGGCGGCTGTTGAATCTTCAACGTTAGCCTCGCTCCAATTGGGCTACAAACCCCCTGCGATTGATGACGCGGTTGGCGATTCAACCACCAATGGTGTTAGCGATTCAGCTAGTATGCCAACCGGTATTAGCGAATCCACGATTCCGTGGATGCCGGAGACGGTTACAAGGTGGTTGCCTGAAATTACGGGGGCGGCTACGGCACATGGCATTGACCCCGAACTTGTGGCAATCGTGATGTTGGTGGAGTCAGGGGGCGGAGACGATGCCACCAGCCGGAGTGGGGCAACGTCGCTCATGCAGGTAATGCCGGCTACCGGGGCGGGCATCGCAGCAGAGCGGGGCATAGAAAAGTACGATCTCTATGATCCGGCAACCTCAATCGACTTTGGAGCCTATTATCTCGCTCAGCAGATGGCGGCTTTCGGCAAGGTTGACGATCCCGATTGGCAAGCCTCGGTGGAATTGGCTGCCGCCGCCTACAACGGCGGGCCTGGCTCCGTGATTCGTGGCCGGCTGTCGTCGGAGACGATACGATATAGGCGCTGGATGGGGGGTTTTTGGCGCGAGAGACATGATTCGGCTTCGCCAACGTTTGAGGAATGGAAAGTGGCTGGGGGTTCTCGGCTTATCCAGAATGCGGAGGAGCATTGAACAAGGATCAACAGCAACGACTAGCGCTGACAGCGGCAATAGGCGTCCCGCTTCTGGTTATCTACTCGTTGGCCACGGGGTCGATGGCCCCACGCTGTGCGGTGGGTGAGCGGTGCATCATCGGCTACGACTCCGAGGTAGGGATACCGGCGGGCCTGACGGTAGTGGAGCACATTCCAGCTCTGAACGCCGTGGTGGTAGAAGAGACTGCTCAGGTACGGGTCTTCTCTCGCGCTGAGGGGGTGCGATACACCGAGACAGACGGAGAGATGCGTCTGATTGAGCCGGTGGCATACACTTTACTGGCTTCGGTTGACCCCCTCGTGGCACAATGGCACCTTGCGGCTATTGATGCGGTTGGGGCGTGGACGAGAACGAAGGGCAAGGGGCAGACAGTTGCCGTGGTAGACACGGGGACGGACTGCGCCCACCCCGATTTGGCGGGGATCTGCAAGGCGGGCAAGAACTTCACCAGCTCAACACCCTGCGGTCCCGGCTCTAACTGCGATGGGCACGGGCACGGCACGCACGTTGCGGGGATCGTAGCGGCAGTGGGGCGAGTGTTAGGTGTGTCGCCGGAAGCCAAGGTGATTCCGGTCAAGGTGCTGACTGACCAGGGGGGCGGCTTGTGGTCCGATGTAGCGATGGGGATAGTCTGGGCAGCAGATCAAGCTCCGGTCGCCATCAACATGAGCCTCGGCAGCCCTGGTGCATCGCAAGTCGTGCAGGACGCGGTGAACTACGCGCTTGGCAAGGGAATCACAGTTGTGGTGGCCAGGGGCAATAACGGGAGCGCCGCGCCGGACTATCCAGCCTGTTACCCTGGCGTCATAAACGTGACGGCAACGGGAGTGGGCGGAGCACGCGCGGCCTGGTCCAGCTTTGGCAATTGTGGGGAGCGGCTTCAGATCGCGGCTCCCGGCGAGAGCATAGCGTCAACGGTTCCCGGTGGGGGACTGGAGGCGTGGAGTGGCACGAGTATGGCGGCTCCGGTAGTGAGTGGCGTGGTGGCATTGGTGAGGAGTGTCGGTGTACCAGCCTCATTCGTGCCTGACGTGTTGGCCAAGACAGCAGGCACTCTCAGTAATGCCAAGGGGGAGGTGGGCATCGTCCACGCGGGGCGTGCAGTTTCCGCGCCTTCCCCCACTGCGGGGCCGTCACCAACGCGGATGCAAACGCCGGCCCTATCAACGCAGACCAGGACGCCAGTGGGCTATCCTGCCCCTGCGACTGCCACCCCACCAATTGTCCCTCCCACAAGGACACCTCCGCCTGGATGTCTCCTTGTGCGAAGGACAATGTTGGTGTTCGACGGTGCACCGGTACTGATGCCGGTCTGGGTATACGACTGCAAGGAGGATTGAGTGGGGGACGGACAGGTTGCTGTGGCGAAATCTTCCCCGCGAGACAACCAGGTGTTGCTAGCACTGGCGCGGGTACGTGTTATTTGGGGAGGAATAGTCTATGGTGAGAACCCTATCTCGAGCGCAAGTGTTTTCGAGATGCGGGTGGCGCTAGATGATCTGGCGAACATCATCATGCAGAGAACGTGGGGGCAGGGTTTTGCATTCGAGGCGGCGTGCCGCGCACTACGAAGGGAAGCGAGTGATCCTGGGACAGCTTGGCCTGCCGAGATAGACGATTGGGCAGACGCCTATGATGAATGGATGACGACGCAGTGACAGCCGTTCCGTGTGGATCTAGAGTGGAGGAGGGAAAGTGAAAGGACAAAGACGATTGTTCGTGGATGGCGTAGATATGGGCGGCGTGCAATGGACATTCAACCCGCAGGCGGATGTGCAACAGCAGTGGTTCGAGGATTCCATCGAAGATGACGCAGTGCCCACGGGATACGAGGAGATGGTGGAGGTTGCAAGGAGGGCGTGGGGTGACTAACGATGTGGTGATGACTGATGCATGGCTTGCCTCCAATATCATCGTCAAGGCGTGTATTGCCAGAGAGCGGTATGCTCGCTACTGCCTCGACGAGAACCAGCACGACGACTACGTAGCCGCTCTCATGAGGCTATTCGAGGCAGTCGATCTGTGGACAGAAGTGGGTCAAGAGCGGAAGGAAAAATAGGTGATGGGAACAAAGCTCAGCCTGCATGTCCAGTCGCACCTGGCGCATGACATGGTGATCGACTACTGCAAGCGCACACAGCCAACCGTTGTGAAGTTCCTGGACGATCCGCGCCGCGACACAATCGAGGCGATCAAATCCGTGAGCCCCGCGACAAAAGTGATCTATCGGATGTTCTGGGGTGAGCAAACCGATGCGGTAAGCTATAAGGCGTTTCGGACAAAGGCCGTCAAGCGAGCCGAGGAGCTAAAAGGGCTCGTAAATTTCATGGAAGGGTGGAACGAGTTCGGCTTGTCAGATCTATCCCGCCTGGCGTCGTTCGTCCAGTGGGAGATTGGTCTCGGCAAGGCCCTGAATGATGCAGGAATGGGGGCCTGCCTGGGCCAGGTCTCAACCGGAGCGTTCGATGCTGGAGGGTACCTGATACAGACCGACGATGGTTCGATGCCGCTCGCTAAGGCGGGGCGACGGGTGAGCGATGCCCAACGCAGTGCGATTCGACTGCCCTACAAGGAGGGCCGAGGCGGGCGGATCCGGATGACGGACGCTCTCACGTCGTCCAAGGCATTCGATGTGATGCGCCCATTGTTCGAGTTCCTACACGCTACGGGGCCTGACAACATCTGGGGTTCCCATGAGTACACGAGCCCCTACATCACCTATGGCTGGCGAACACCTGACGGCTTGAACCAGTGGGACCATGCAAGGGACGCGTACAAGGGCTACTCGGTAACTGGTATCTGGAGTCCCACGATTGACGGCTGGTGGACATTACGCTATCGGATGCTCTGGCGAGTACTCCAGATGGAGAAGCTGACTAACGTGTCAATGGCTTTCACGGAGACCGGCATAGATGACATCCAGCCCCGCCCCGGCCCTCAAGGTAAGGGATGGCGAGACTTTAGACATACCGAGTGGGCAAGACTCCCCGGCCTTGGTCCGTGGTCAAAGCAGGCGGGCATCTACGCAAGGCAACTGGAGTACGACCCCTATGTACTAGGAGCCGTGACATACGGATTCGGGACCGTGGATAAGGCGTGGCTCTCGTTCGATGATAGTGTAAATCGCGTGCTGTTCGAGGACTTCATCAAGGAACAGAAAGAGACTAGTTCTCCAATACCAGAAGATCCACCAGACCCGCCAGTAGATCCACCCCCGCCCCCGCCCCCGCCCCCAGTTCTTGACCTTGGCCTCGATGCAGTGCTGAGAACCGACGCTGATGCTAAACTCGTCCTCTCGGCAGTCCAAGCAGAACACGGACGGGTAGGGGTGGGCTTGAACAAGAAAGCCTCTATATGGAAAGCCGCAAGAGCTAGAGGAGACGCCTATCACCCTACAACCAATGAGATTACCATTTCTGGCAGTAAGGGAAGATACGTCTGCCAACGCTGGGAAAGACCCATAGACACCACGGTCGCCGCCCTCTTCTGCGAAGTCAACAAGTGGGATGTGGTCTACGCCGCTCTTGCGGGAGAGCCAGCCCCCGCACCCTTGCCACCCTCGGGGTTGGGTGTTGACGTGAGCCACCATCAGCAGCTAATTAACTGGGGGAAGATGAGAGCTCAGTTTGTGGAGTGGTGCTACATCAAGGCCAGCGAAGGCACGACTTTCATCGACCCCCGCTTCTCCGAAAACTGGAGCGGCGCAAGAGCCGTAAGGATGAGCCGGGGCGCCTACCACTTCTACTCGCCGACACTGAGCGCAGAGAAGCAGGCGGCCTTGCTAGCTAGACTACTCAAGAATGACTCAGGTGAATTGCCCCCTGCCCTAGATGTTGAAGTCTTCGGGATCTCACCTCCCCATCTCCATGCTTGCCTCCTTGCTATCGAAAGCCTCTGTGGACGTAGACCCATTATCTACAGCTCGGCCAATTACCTCAATCCCCTCGGCCGCCTCGCCTGGACCAAGGACTACCAACTGTGGGTCGCTTCGTGGACAGCAAAAGTAGCCCCTACCCTACCCGCTGCTTGGAGTACCTACGCCTTCTGGCAGTTCGGCCAAACAAAGGACGTCGCTAGATTCGGGTGCCCCGCCGCTCAAGCACTCGACCTGAACCGCGTAGGGCCAGGGTACACCTCGAGCGGGTCACATACAACGGAGGACTGACGTGGATATCATTTCGTGGCTCGATGCCTTGCAGACGTTGCTCGTGCCTATCTTGGCAGTTATCGGTATCACCGGTGGCCTCAAGGGCTTCTTCGGGAAGGCGCCTGACTGGCACCTCGGTAACCTCGTTATCCCAGGTGGCCTCTGGCTATCCTGGGTAGTTGCCCTTGGCGTCAGGCTTTTCGAGTATGCCACCGGCCATATCGTTATCCCACCCAATACCGACATCGCCCTCTTCCTCGCCGCCCAGTGGGCTGCCCTTGCCACTGCTGCCAACGTCATCCGTAATTGGATCATGCCCTCCGGTACTACCATCGACATAGAATAACCCGCACCCCCACTAGGGAGCGCTGCCGACTAACCTCCCAGCGCTCCCTAGCTTTCTCCCTTCTCGCTTACCCCCCTCCCCCACCCTTGCTCCCTTTTCCACCCCCTTGCATACCCTGTCCCCCACCCACCCCCACTATACCCCCTCCCACCCCACGCGCCGCCGCCCCTTTCACCCCGCAAAACCACTTCCCCCACGCCCACCCCCACGCTTCCCTAAGGAGGAGGGGGTTAGGAGGGACGTGTTTGAGAGCCGGCCGATCCTTAAGTAGTCTCACCTAAAAAACTGTTTTTCCCCAACAAACAATAACCATAACCACGCATAACTTACAAGTTAGCCTTGCCTAACGCCAACCATTAGGCCGAACTAACTTATTATTTAGGCTAGGCTAAAAAAGGGGCGAGTTGGCGGCGGCTGGGACGCCAAACGCCGGCTGGCAGGGGCAGAGTGGGGCGGGGCGGAGTAGAACCCCTGTTCATAGGCCATTGTGCCTATGCCAGTATAGGCCATATGGCCGATGCGGAGTGTCAAGGGCCATGGTAGACTCTATACCAGATCGACGCTCGATACGCCAAGCGACACTCACTAAGGAGGCTACGCACGACAATGACGACAGGGACAAGCCGCATCATGGCGGGGTTGGCGAAAGTGGCGAAAGTAAGGGACGCAATTGGCATCGATGTGCCTGTGTACACGTCGATCCGGACCACGGAGCGTAAGCCGGAGAGTATGCTGGACGCGATCTTTGGTCCACCCACGGAGACGACGATCACAACGTACTATGTGTCGATGCACAATGGGCAGCTCGCGCAGCATGAGACAACCCAGACACTCCAGACACTATAACGACAGGTACCACAGCCTCACCATTCTGGTGGGGCTGTATCTTGCCAGGAGGGATCGACGATGGTTAGCAAAGAAAGAGCTCGGCGTGACTCGGCCTTGCGCGTCGCCACTACGTACGCGCAATCAGGAGACGTGGACGGGGTGCTGACCTGGTTGCACGTTGCTGGCCAGCATATGAAAGTGGAGGGAACGAGCCATCGACGATTGTGGCATATGCTGGCCAACGCAAACAACTCCGGGCGACACGCACGGATCGAGGCCATGTTTCTCGAACACCAAGCGCGCATACGCGCAAGAGGAGAGTGTAACAATGGTTATTAGGGTTTCGGCCGATACCATGACGGAGATCATGGCGTTGCTCGCGCAAGATGAACTCGTAGGTCTGTGCCGAGCCTGTGGCGAAATTGCGTACGACGTGGACTCGGATGCGTTTGGCGACGAATGCGAAATGTGCGGCCAGCGCGCAGTTGACGGCGCCGAGGGGCTTTTGCTGGGCATTTCGCTATGAACCTGCCCAACACGTGCCGCATCGTGATCCTTCCGCATACTGATGTGGGCGCCGTAACGGTCAACCAGTGGCGCAAGATCACGTGGTTGGCAACCAGACCGATGGACTGCGCTCGGCCGGACCTGGCTACGCTACAGTTGTATGGTTCTAACGATTGCGGTCCGGGCTGGCTGGCATTCGAGATGAACTTTGGCAACGGTGGCCATTCGCTCTGTGGTGGCATTGCGCCGAATGGCGATAGTCACACGTAACCCTGCCATAGCAGGCGCCTAGCGTGCGACGGTGACCACGCTAGGCGTCTGCTATGGCCGTGCTACGACCTGGCGGGCCTATATAGGGGCAACGGAGGGACAAATGGGAACACGGCATTGGAGTAACGGGCAGCTCGACCTAGCGCTCGTCAAAAGAGCGCTGGCGACCAGTGTCGGGCGCGCACAGCCCGACAGACTCATAATCGAGCCGGACGTCGGTGGTGGTGGTGGTGCCTGGTATGCGAACGGCTTCTGTGCATACCGCATCTACGATGCAACCATGCAACTACAGTTGACCGCTTTTTTCACGGCCAAGTCAGGCTGTCGCGTCATTACTGACGGGGCCCCAACGGCCACGCGGCTTGCATCGTTGCATTATCCCGTTGACGCGACGGAGGCAAATCTACTACCGTGGTCGTCCTGGACGCACGATGGGAGGATCCATGGTGGTTCGACGGTGCGTGTGTTCACGCGGCCAGACGGCCAGCTAGTGGCCTTCAATGATGCGTTCGTACGGCCGATGCAAGAGCTTGGCTGGTTGCTGTACCTGGCCAGCAATCGCCACCCACTGCTCGCTGTTGCGGGAGAGCAGGTTATGGCGCTGGCTATGCCGATGGTCTGGGACCACGACAGCCTGTCGCCATTGCCAGGCGTAGTGGTACCATCGGCAGTGCCCAGCGAAGCGGCGCCTGTGCACGCTGTGCACGCTGGGCACAACGCCTAGTGGCACACGGCCCAACTGAGACGCTAGGCGATCGTTGGGAGCGCAACCCCTGGAGAGGTCTCCGGGGGTTGCGCTCCCTTTCGTTGTGTGCCAGGCAAGGCACGAGCATAGGCGTTGGCGCCTATGCTCCTAGCGCGAATCCTGGCACGTTGTGAGGCAGTCTACGCGGCGGGTTTGGCGCTGGGCACGCTACCACGCGCGCTAAGGGCCGTCGCTGGCCAGGCTGTACGCAACTAACGCATGTTCCATAGCGTGCGTGGTAGCGGTTTGTAGGGGACGACAGGCCTAGGGACAAGCCGGACGGGGATCCCGAGCTGACGGTCAGCGGGCAGGGAACGCATGTTCCATAGAACACATATTCTATGATGCGGCCGCAGAACATGCGAGCCATAGAACAGGCGTGCTTTCATAGTTAGGCCAGGCTAACAACAAGTTTAGGCCAGGCTAAAAATAACCAGGGCTGGCCCGGTGCTCAAAAAGGCCGTTTTTGCCTTAATAATCGCCTTAATGAGGGCTTCCCCAAAAAAACGTTTCTTATGCTACTCGATTATCTATTGACAGGCGACAAGCCGTTATGGTAGACTCGTGTCAAGTTCTTAGCACATAGAAAGGGGCGGCCGATGGTACGAATGGAATCAGCGTTAAGAGTGCGGGGAGCAACGGCTATCGAGTATCCTTCGGGTCGTTGGGGATTTGCGGGGGCAGTTCCGGGCCGTTTGGCGTTCGTGCGCCAGGATGGAACAGAGCCGACGGCCGAAGAGATCGACGGCGCGCGGCAGTTTGGAGCGAGCATTGTCGGGCTACGCTTGCGGACCTGGGCGACGGAAGCGGAGGCTAAGGAGGCGGAGATCCTCGAACGGGCACCGATTGAAGCGGACTACTACCGGGCCAGCGGTGACAACCAATGAGCGACAGTGAGGGAGGGCGGCGAGCACGGACTACGGCGGAGTGGGCGGCCATAAGTCACTGGCTTATGTTCGGGGCCTTGACTTATGTAAGGCAATCCGGGGACAAGTGGCTAGCTGAGTACCCGACTGCCCTAGGAGAACCAACCACGGAGTGGTGGACGGAAGCGGGGGCAGAAGCAGAGGTAAGGCGGTTCCTGAAGCAACTTGCGCGCGACACACTCTAAGGGGGTGAACCATGAGGCATCTATCGCTGGTCAAGGCACTCACGAGGGCTGGCATTGAAGTCAAGGAACACCAGCTGTGTGGGCCGAATGGCGAACCGCGCGGATCACAATACTCCGCCGCGGGGGGCGGGTATATCGCCCGGTGGTACGTTCAGGGAGTCAGGGGTAAGCCGGGCACCTTTGACGCCATAGCGGTGAGTGTGGGCCGCGACGGGCCGGGCTATTCCGAGTCCTACACGCGCCGGCTAGCGTCCGTTGTGGGCGCACTGGCAGGAAAGTAATGGACGTCAAGCCGACAGCGCTGCACGCGTATGAGGTGACGTATAACGACGGGGGGGACGGGGATAGAACAGCTATCCGGTTCGGTGAGACGGCGTGGCACGCGGCCAAGGGGCTCACAGCGGGGGGTGGCGGGTATCCTTTTCCCCTGACGATAATAGACGTGCGGCGCCTTAGCGCTGCTGAGCGGGGCGGGCTGACGAGTTGGGATATAACATCATGAGTGAGCGCATGACGGATCGTCGAGGCTTCGAGGTGGCGACGTGTTCCCGGTGCGCCGGCACCGGGAGGCATAGTTACTGTCAGCAGTATGGAGACACCTGCTTCAAGTGCGGCGGGACGGGCCGCACTCACACAAAGCGAGGGGAGGCCGCGCTTCTCTACTTTCGGGATAGCCGGCGGGTACCCGTGTGCAGTCTGAAGGAGGGTGACAAGTGGTTCCGCAAGGGGGTACCGGGTTACACAAGCGGCAAGTGGGCTACGGTAACGATTGACGACGTGATAGAATTTGCGAGCAACGTCGGCCGCGTGGTGAAGATCGAAGGGCCGACACTATATCAACAGCGGCTTGCGGCGGCACTGGCATATCAAGAGACGCTAACTATGGCCGGGACGGTCCGAAAGCGGGTGAGGGCGTGAGGCATTACTGCATATTCACGAGCGCGAACGCGGGGCCTCCCGACGAGATGGGGCGGGAGGCCGACGTATGGAAATGCATCTTTGACGGGACGGCAAGGGTGGTGGACGTACGGCGAGCTGCACGCACCATGGCAGCTTGCGGGCTACGGGTACGGGCTTTCGTGGAGAGAAGCGATCAGGGGTACATGGTCCTAGACCTATGACTCACTTCTATGCAGGCACCAGCTATCCCACACGACGAGCGATGATACTCGCGCAGGTTGACGATTGGTTGACGGGCGACGGATGGCATAACGAGGGGTTTATCCTCAGCTACCTGGGGGAGTGTACAGATCGGGAGATCGACGCTCACATGCTTACGGCACGGTGGGCTATAGGGAGACGGAACGAGAGTGGTTACGATGGGTCCGAAGGGGAGAGACGGGAGGCTATTGCGGTACTTAGAGCCGGGTATACCGGCGGGAAGGGGGTAACATGGAGGATGTAGTGGGGGCGGCGCCATTGGTTCACGGGAACGGTACGTCACTAGACACTCTCACGGAGCAGCTACGGGGGGCCATCGACGCGGGAAGGGCGGCTCTCGAGGCGCTACACAACACGCACCCCAACGGCCGGGACTACTACCCCGAACCGGGCCGGTGGAATCGGGCAGTGGGGCTATACGAGGAACGCGCGGCGGCGCTGACGGGAGTTCTCGACTCTCTCATGGCGGAGTGGGAATACCTGGAGGACACCTACCGATGAGCGGGGCCAAAGCTCGCGTATGGTGGCTTCACTATCCCGGCCTGGGCTACGCGATAACGTTCCACTTCTCTAAGCCCGTTGGGGAGCGGGAGGTGCGCGCCGATGCTCGTGGCTACTTCCGCGTCAGGAAACTTCCCAATGAGACGGCGGTCGGGGAAGTGGTAGCAGCGGAAGAGATCGAGGCATCGGCGGCGAGGCTAGCGCGCGCCTGGGCGACGGGGAGCCTAAGGCGATTGGGGTGTTACACGTACACAATCGAGAGACTGCCATAGAACATACGTACATAGGCCAAATGGCCGATGCGTGGAGTCAAGCGAGTCTGATATCATGAGGGTCGATCAGCAGCCACGCAGGAGAGCGCTAAGGCGCTCGGGAAGGGGGAAACATGGGAACACGAGCTGACTTCTACGTTGGGGTGGGCGAGGGCGCGGAGTGGCTGGGCAGTGTCGCATGGGATGGATACCAGTGGGCCGAAAGCCCAGACGGCGGGCTAATGGCTACCCGATCTGTAGAGGAGTGGCGGCAGGTCGTCTCGAGACTCCTCGAACGAGACGACGCCTGCACTCCCGCTCTCGGTTGGCCGTGGCCGTGGAATGATAGCACCGGGACCGACTACGCCTACGCCTGGCACAACGGCAAGCCGCTAGCGGTACAGTGGGGGGAGGGTTACGAGTGGCCAGATATGTCAGGGGTGCGGGAAGTGGCATTTGACGGTCGGTCGGGGCTTACTTTGACAACCAGCGATGGAAATCTGCCCTCCGAGGTTGAACATGCGAGTACTCGGCTGGATCGTGCAATGGCTGCCAAGCGCAACTACGAACGCGAGCTCGATTATGCCGGCTGGGGAGACCCACATTACTGCACGCGGATGGATGCACTACTCCGCGAGATTCGGGCGGCGCGTAAGGCGCTGACGGCTGCCCTCTACGAAGCACAGTAGCGGACAGCCGTACCGGCCCGGACCCACGTCCGAGCCGGCGGGCTGGGCGATACTCGCACAGCACCGCGAGAGGGAGGGAAGGCAGACGATGGATGAGATGGCAGTGCGAAAGGCGATGGACACCCTGCGGCTAGGTTGGCTTTCACGGAACTCCGACTACTGCCGCGACTGCGCGGGCGTCGGGATAGTAACGTCTCGCGAGAATCAGGCGCCGCTCGGTAGCGGGTTGAACTGGGCGGAGACGTCTGTCGAGCCATGCGAGGAATGCGTTGGCGGGGGGAAGTGCCCGACGTGTGGAAACCCGCTTTTGACCGACCCCGCCGGCCAACCGATCGAGGGCTTCAAAGGCGACGGTCGCATCAGCTGTATAGTGGGTCACGTGTCGATAGATGGTTGGGCATTCGCGGGCTGCCCGCCGACATACGAAGAGCTCTACTAGGGGGAATCATGACAACGAGAGAACGCAAGGAACGCAAGGCAGAGCGCCGCCGCGCGTGGGCCGAGAGCCGTCGTCGGCAGGCGGCAGTTGCCCGCGCGGGTGCGTCAGCGATCGCAGACGGGATCCCATTCGGGCAGCCGATCCTGGTCGGCCACCACTCCGAAGCCCACGCACGGCGGGACCAGGATCGCATACATGCGGGCTTCCGCGCGGGACACGAGCACGACCAGATGGCCCAACATCACGAGGATCAGGCAGTCGGGATCGAGCAGCAGCTTGATAGCTCGATCTACTCAGATGATGTCGACGCGCACGAGCGGTTGCGGGAGCGCATTGCACGGCTCGAGGCCGAGCGGGATCGCGTCAAGGCGTACAACGCTTCGTGCCGGAAGGGCGCGAGGGATCTGTCGGTGCTGGACGAGGGGCAGCAGGGCAATCTGCTAAGCGTTGCACGGCACTGTCCCTACCAGCTAGGGAAGCGCGGCGAGTTTCCCGGCTACCACCTGACCAATCTGGGCGCCCGCATTCGCACGGACAAGAAGCGCCTGGCCGCGCTAGGCGAGGCGCGCACCTCAGCGGAGCGGACCTCGGCGGAGCGGGCCTACGCGAGGCGTACCTGTACGGGGCGGACATGATCTGGGGCTGGGTGGGAAGGCGGTTTCTCCCCGAGCGACACGGACAGGCGTGCCGAGTCCTTGTCAGAGGAAGACCGCCTCGCCAGCGACACGTGCTGGTCGAATTCGGTGATGGGTATTGTACCCGCACAATGCAGGGGTGCCTGAGGAGGCGCAAGATGTTGAATGATGGCGATGGCGATAGTCCCAACGTTCGCCCGTCATGCCCGAGAGGAGCGGCCGGCACACACGAGGAGGCAGGCGATGATGCGAGATGAGTGTCTGACGATCATTGAGGCGGCTCGGGCTGCCGGGGAACAGCCGGACCTCGGCTGGGTGAACCTCGGCGGCGCGGACCTACGCGGGGCGGACCTGACCGGCGCGGACCTCGGCGGGGCGAACCTCCGCGGGGCGAACCTCGGCGGGGCGAACCTACGCGTGGCGTACCTACGCGGGGCGTACCTACGCGAGGCCAACCTACGCGAGGCCAACCTACGCGGGGCGAACCTCGGCGGGGCTTACCTATGCGGGGCGGACCTAACCGGCGCGGACCTACGCGAGGCGAACCTACGTGGGGCGTATCTACGTGGGGCGTATCTACGCTGGGTGTACCTACGCGAGGCCAACCTACGCGGGGCGAACCTGGCCGGGGCGGACCTACGCGAGGCGGACCTACGCGGGGCGGACCTGTACGGAGCGGACTTACGCGGAGTGAACCTACGCGGCGCGGACCTGTACGAGTCGGACCTGACCGACGCGGACCTGCGCAAGGGGAACCTCAGTTGGGCGAACCTACGCGAGGCGTACCTACGCGAGGCCAACCTACGCGAGGCATACCTACGCTGGGCGGACCTGCGCGGGGCTGACCTCGGCGGGGCGGACCTGACCGGGGCGATCCTGGACGGGGCGATCCTGGACGGAGAGGAGGCAGGCGATGACACGAGATGAGTGTCTGGCAATCGTGGCAGCGGCTTGGGCTGTCGGGGAGCAGCCGGACCTATGCGGAGCCGACCTCGGCTGGGCGAACCTCATCGGGGCGGACCTCAGTTGGGCGGACCTGCGCGGGGCGAACCTGACCGGGGCGGACCTGACCGGGGCGAACCTGACCGAGGCGGACCTACGCGGGGCCGACCTCGGCTGGGCGAAGCTGACCGGGGCGGACCTGACCGGGGCGAACCTCAGCGGGGCGAGCCTGACCGGGGCGAACCTAGGCTGGGCGAACCTCATCGAGGCGGACCTCAGTTGGGCGGACCTGTGCGGGGCGGACCTGCGCGGGGCAATCGGGTTAGGTACGCCAGCCGAGTTGCTGGTGCGGCTGGACATCAATTACGTAGAACCCCTGTCCTAGACCATTATGCTTATGCCGTATAGGCCATATGGCTGATGCGGGAAGACAAGGGCCGTGGTAGAGTCTATACCAGCCACCAGGGCCAGCAATCGGGGCGACCCATCACGCAAAGGAGCGAGACGTGAGAACCATTGAGGTACGAGTTTTCAGTCACAATGTGGACAACGACCTGGACGAGTGGGATCTGGACGATTGGCTCTGTGAGCTGGACTGCGTAACAGCACGAGCCACGAGTCTGTTTGACGCACTCAACACCAACGCAAATGATTCTCGCCACTGCCTCATCCAGAGCATCGGCGGCGATCGGTGGGGCGTGTTCGGCCTGATCGAGCCGGGCGAGCTGTACGCGGTCGAGGTGGCACAGTGAGCCGCCGCCTGCTGGGACTGCCGTCCACCGTGCTCGAGCTGGCCGACCGGAACCACGACGACCGGGGCGAGCATGCCCATCAATGGCGGTTTGGCACGTGCGCTTGCGGGCGGACGTTCGCAGACCTATCACACGGTGGCATCCGCTGGGAGTGCCGCGAGTGCGAGCTGCGGCGCTATCCGCCGCTAGGAGGTGCACAATGAGCGATATAATGGACCTGCTACTCCTGTATCTGGCGCTGAGTGGTGCGTTCGCACTGGGGATGTTCTTAATGGCCGCCCTGGTGGCGGCGGGAAAGGGAAGGGGGCAATCAGATGAGTGACAAGCCGAGGGGAGAAAAGGAAATCCGCCGCTGGGCGATGGCGAGGGTCTATGTTGCACCGTCCGACGGTCCGCTGACCTACACCTACGCGCAAGCCATTGATCACGTAACGGTGGAGTTGCCATACGGCAGGATCATCGAACGCGACGAGGCAAGATTGCCGGTTTACGCAGCCAGGAATGCTGAGTTCGCCGCCTGGTGTACAGCATTCCTGCACGCTGAGATGATGGTAAGGCGGTGGCTTACCCGCGCCTACGAGGAAGGATGGGCGGGGAGTCTAGAGCCAGACTGCGAGGAGCTCGAATGAAGATGCTTTGCGAGAACGTCGGTCCATGCTGTAGCCACTGTAAGCACTCAAAGCCGCACGAGGCACGGGATCATTCGGACTGCGATGGCGGCGTTTGTGGTGGATTGCCAACGCGTTGTCGTCCAACATCGGAGGGGGAGGGGGAGAAAAATGAAGGTCCGGATTGAAGTGGATATTGCCCCGTGGTGGAGGGCGGAGGAGTACGACAACGACATGGCGACAGGCGAGCTGCCGATGGACGACCGCGATGCCAATCTAATCGAGATGTTCGGCGAGGACATCTCCGCGCTGCTCGACGGTGCGGCGTGGACTATCGTACGGGAGGCAGACAATGAGGGCTGAGCGCTATGCGTTGTGGCAGGCATGGCTTGATATGCTCGTGGATGAGGTGGAGCTCGCTGACAAACAGCTCACCGGCGTGCCCAGGCATGACACGGACGAACGCACCTGGATGGGAGCGCGCACCTTCTGGGCTGGAAAGGCGCTGGCGCTGGACAGAATCAGGAGTCAGTTGGATAACATTCGCGGCGTGGTTAAGGCCGCCTACGGACCAGGGGAGCCGGACAATGGGTGAGCGTGATGTCCAACGGTGGATCGCGGCTCTGCTGGCATTCCTGATACTGATAGCGGCGGGGTGGAGATGAAGCGATCCACCGAACGACTAGTGGCCGTCCCCGACACCGTGGTTGTAGGCCCCGTGTTGAAGGTGTTGGCGTGCGGATGCGTAGCAGACTCGATTGGTGGGCTCTGGGCGCCGTGCGCCGAAGTGGCAGAGGTGCACGCTCTCGCGTGTGAGCTGGCGGGCCAGGGGCTTCTGTTAGATTCCGAGAGA